TGCCTGAGTTTCGGTAATAGCCTTGTTTATCTGGTCACGGGCATAATCAAAGCTTGCTGTAATTGTAAGCTCGTTACCGTCTCCGTCTTTATAACTGTCAAGAGCCTTATCAGCCAGCTTTTCAAGGTTGTCAATTTTCTTGTCAAAAAGCTCTTGCTCTTGCTCCCGTCTCCACTTGTAAACTTCTTCCTCGTACTTCCAAAGCTCATCTTGATAGTCGGCAAGTCCGTCATAGGCGGTATGTGCAGCAGATAAAAGCCAATCATAATAATCTTCATCTTCTTGCATACGTCCCATATTGATTTCATGCTGTCTACGAGCAAGTTCAGTTTCAAAGTCTTGTACGGATTTAGGCTTATCACTATCATTAGGCTTTGCAGCTTCGATTTCGTCAATAATTGTCTTATAGCCAGCAATTTCAGTCTGTAAATTGGATATCTGTTCATCAATAAAGGAAGTATCTAATCCACTTGCACTTCTTGATTCACTTATAAGCTGTAGTCTTGCAAGAAGAAGTTCTTTAGCAGAAATTTTATTTTTATATTCCTGTGCTTCAAGTTCTTTAAGCTTCTTAACATTAAGTATAAGTTTACCATTTTGAACTTCAAGACATTCAGTAAAGTTACCACCTATTTCCTGCAATTCAGTATATGTAGAGGAGGAAATATATCCATTCTCATTCATATCGCTCATTGCAGTAGTTATAAGTTTTACTTTCTTAGAAGCATTATCTACAGTAGAAGCGAAGTTGTTAGCTGCTCCACCACACTCATCTAAGAGCAATGTATTTTGAGCAATTACGTTATTCGCATCTTCAATATTTTGGCGTTCTGTCTCAATAGCATTGTCAAGTTCTTTTTTACGATTAGCCGCATCACTGTTATGTTTAGCCGCTTCTGTGAGCAATTCCAACTCTTTTTGATAAGTATTTATGTTTTCCTCAGCTGTACTAATTGAAGATTTTGCACTATCAATATCTGTCTGAATACTATCTTTCGTAGATTTGATATATTCATAACGAGACTGTGTTAAATCCTTTATAGCAATAGTATAACCATTAGCTGTCTTAACAAATTTATCAGCAAGAGAGCTATCAAGATTAACCATTGACATAACATCACTAAAATCAATAGCCTTGCCCTCTTGAATAGATTGTATAGCTTCGTCAAAGATATTTGTATTCTTAAAAGTATCTTCGATTTTCTCTTTGACGGCATTTAAACTTTGTTTTAAGGCAGAAACATTAGCTGTTACAGTAGGGAATACTTCTACTTCAACTGGAATCGGCTCTGCTGTAAACTCATCAAAAATAGACATTCCTTCAAGAGCAGACTTAATGCTATTTTTAATATCGTCTTCGGAACCAACGAATTGATTTCTCAGTTCTGTTCCAGCCGTTGTTGCATCAGAAATCAGAGTGTTATAAAACTGTTTAAATTCCTCTTGTGTCTTTGGTAACTCTTTATCTTTAAGACTTTCAAGAACAGCAGTTTTAGCAGCATTTTGATTTAAAGCTGTTACTTCATCTGTATAGTTTTCATAAGCTGTTTTGAGTTCATTGAGACGAGAATTGATTTCTTGATATATTTTTAATTCTCCTGCTTTTTGAGAACCAAATTTAGAAACTAAAGCATCTTGCATTTCCATTAAGGTTTCATAATTTTGCTTGATGCCTTCGACCGTGCTTGTATCGCCCAACAGATTGAACACTGCGTTTGTTACATTATCATTTTTAGACAAACCAACATCTTTAAAGATTTCAAGATTATCAATATCCTTGAAAGCAGAAATAATTTTATCAATTTCTGTATCAAATTTATTGGGTTCAATCTTGTAATTGGCTGTTTTAAATTGATTTCCGTCCCAAATACTTTGTCCGATTTTTAAAAGCTCATCTTTATAAACATCTACGCTTGCAACTAAATCATCGTGTGTGCTTTTAAGAGATTCAATAGTAACATTAGAAATAGCTTTTTCGAGAGAACCATATTTTGAGGTTAATTCATCTACTGCTATTCCTTCAAGTCCTAAAGCTTTAAGAAGTTCATTTGTAGCAGAATTTAAATCTTCCTTGCTACCAGTTCCATCGACAACAGCTTGATTAAGTTCAAGATATTTTGTGTAAAGGTTAAATATTTCAGTAGATGTTTGTTTTGCTTCGGTTGCTGTTTGTTTTGTCTGTTCAGCAAGTTCTTTTTGCCCATTGACAATTTGTGTAATTGCTGTTATAATGAGATTAAATGCAATAGTAACAACAGCTGCTTTTACAAGCTGGAAAGCAGAAGAAACCAATTTGGTTACTGCCGCTAACGTTTTTTGCTTAATGGTTAATGTTTCTGTTTGCGATGTTATTGCAGATAATTGTGACCGATACGTTTGTTCATCTATTGCACCAGTTTTATATTGTGTATTTAATTTAGCAATTTCAAGAGCTTGTTGCTTAACTGTAGCAGACGCTGTTGACAAATTATTTTTAAACGCTTGTGTACGAGTTATACCCTTATCTAAATCCGCAATATAATTCTTTAATGCGTCATTATCGCCAGATTTATATGTTTTGAAAAACGCATCAAGAGGATTTTGGAAAGTTTTATTTTTTAAATCTTTAAGTGTAGTATCCCAAGACTTGTTTATAAAATTACTCAATCTCGTTTCTAATGTCTTAAATACCATCAATATATATAATATTGCAGTTTTGAAACAATACTATAATACTATTTTGTAGGAGTGAATAATTATGGGTAAAGCAACAAAAATCTGTACTAAATGCAAAAGAGGACTTCCTGAAACAGCTACTAAATGTTCTTGTGGCTGTACTGAAATTCTTAACAAAAAAGACTGCGATGATATTCTAAATAAATATCATCGCTCATCAGAAAAAGAAAAATACCAAATGTATCAAGATGAACAATATAGAAAAATATTGGATTTTGTTCTTCCTAAAGAAGAAATACAAACGATTATTTATAATAAAAATACAAGTAATCGCAAATATAAAAGTTATGTATCTATTTCTTCTCCCATTTCTCAACCTACCCCCACATCCCAAAACATACCTAAATGCCCTACCTGCGGTTCAACAAATGTAGAAAGAATATCTACAGCTCAAAAAGCTTTTGGCTTTGCTTTGGTTGGATTATTTAGTAGTAACTTAGGTAAAACTATGCACTGTAAGAACTGCGGATATAAGTGGTAAATTTTGATAAATATAAATAAAAGACCTATTCAAAAGAGTAGGTCTTTTTTAATACTTTTAAGTTTTATTTGATAGTGACTTCATTTTTTTATTTTTAATAGATAAAACTTTTATTGAATCGCCCGTTTCAAACATTCCATCAATAATATTGTCTTTGTTATAATTAGCTTCTTTGTAAGATGTCGTATTTGTAAAACTATGTGTTGCAATAATAGTAAATTTTAAATAAGAATTTTCATCTAAAGGGTATTTATCCTCATCAATATTATATGATATTCTTACAGCATGTTTATTATCTTTATCAAAACAACGTTTTGGTGAAATATAACGTAATGAACTTTTTTGAGGTTCAATTTCAATAATATGAATTATACCATCAGGCTGTTTACAACAATAATGTAATGAATAATTCAAATTAAAAACAGAAAAATAAGATTTGTTTATAATTTTTATTCTATATACATCGTTGTCGTTCTCATCTGTATAGCGAGCTATATCGTCACTAATCTTTATTTTGGGTTTTACACAAAAAACCAATAAATATATAATAACAGATGAAACAATACCAGAAATAATGCCAATAATCAAAGAGTTAAAATCAAAATGCATTAATATTCACTTACTTTCTTATAACATAATAGGATTATAAGAAAATAGTACCATAAAATTCGACAAAAGTCAAGACTTTATGGTACTAAAAAACAACAAAACGTTTTTATTTAGTTAGTGGTCTATATCACACATTTTCATCATAATTATTCCTCCTTTGCTTATTATTAATATACCATATTGAATAATATTTGTCAAGTGTAAAATACAAAATTTTGATAGATTTATCCCAACCTCTCTATCACAGTGTCAAAACTAAGTAGGGGATAATCTACTTTGGAACTTCTATGGGAATTATTCATAGGTTAGAGTACACCTTTACCTTACCACAAGGCAGTTGCCGTCTACTCGTTGAGCCTTCCGTGTCTTACGACAGGGCTTGGTTGCTGATTATACATTGTTGTACTATTACATAGTATGCAGACCGTAGCACTTAATTTCATTATAAAATCAAGCTTTTGTTTCAGCATAGTCCATCTGTGTTGTTGTTTCCGAGTTTCCTCACTCTCATAATGCCTTGTTATGAGTAGTCACACAGCTTTAGCATTTTCCAGCAGTTTGACAACCTTATTTTGAAACGTGTTACATTCTCCGCATCTTATGTTAGTGGTGATGCGAAAACGGGCGTATTTAAGACTTAGTTCACCTACGTTTTTAAGACTTAATCCTGCAACAATAGTAGGAATAAGTCCAATTTTGTCTGTTAATTTTGTCACCAGTTCAAGTAAGTTTGCAACTTGTGTCAGTAGAAAATTAAGAGGGGAAGATGCATCTGAAAGTACATCTATTAACCTTCTTGCACTCTCGATTAAAGATTTAAACAAATCTGAGTTGGCAAATTCGTTTACAAATTTAGACCAATCGTTTTCAAGGGCATTAAACATACCTTCCCACGATTCAGCAGTCTTTTGTGCTTCTTTGGCAGCTGAGTCAAGTGCTTCGTCAGAACCGTACTCTGAGAGCATTTTCTTATATGTGTCCCAATTAGATAATAAACTGTCTAATGCATTTGCTCTGTACTTTCCCCCGACAGAAGATAACAAGTTTGCTCGTAACGTACTACTTGCGTCAAGTTCTTTGTACTTATCAGCTAATTCATCAAGAATTTGCATAGGATTTTTAAGCTGAAGTATACCGTCTTTCATTTCTTTAAGAGATACACCCATAGCTTCACAGGCTTTTTCATATTTAGATAAACTTTCAGCATCAAAGGTTTCCCCAGTTTCTTCATCGGTGTAACCCTTAATTTGCTGAAGGTTGATGAGTATACCCTTGAAAGCATTTGCCATTTCACTACCAGATTGCTGCGTAGTCGCAATCATAGTACCCAAAGCAGCAGTAAGCTGATCTGCTCCAATACCAGCATTCGCAGCTTGTGATGCAACTATTTTAGTGCCTTCAGCTAATTCTGATAAATTTAATGCGTTTTTATTAGTTATAAGATTCTGCCCATCGAGAACTCTATTTAATTTTTCAGTGCTACCTTCAAGTTTATAAGCTGCGTTTGTGGCAATAAGATATTGGTTTGCCAATTCAGCAGTCATATCACCTGCTGACTGAGCAAGAGTAGAAAGTTCAGCCATTTGTTCTGATTCTATTTCTCCAAAACCAGCACGACTCATTTCCTGAACACCAAGTAAATAATCACTTGCTTTTTGACCATATTTACTTGCTGTATCAAAAGATGTTTTCCCAAGTTTTTCAAGACTTTCTGTTGTTCTATCTGAAGTTTTGGAAATTTCGGTTAAAACAGTATCTATTTCTTTTAACTCTGTAATGGCATTTCTTATATCCATTACAAAAGTAGATACTAATGAAGTTAAACTCATCCAAGATGAAAATTTCTTTAAGTTAGCCCAAAGCTTATCAAAAATAGTTCCACCTTCAAGACCTAAAGATTTAGCTTCTGCTTTAATGTTTCTAAAATTTGCGGCAATTTTTTGGAAATCATCATTATTAGCACAATGTGAAAGCTGTAAAAGCATATTCTCAATCTCTTGAGAAAAAGTTTTTCCATTTGATGTAAGCTGACTGCTTTGCATTGCTTTTGAATTGGAATCTTTATATGTATTGATTTCAGCAGTAAGTTTCTTTACACGCTGAGTAAGCAATTCGGCTTGTTGTGCTTGTTTCTGCATTGAATTATCAGTTATCATTTGTTGATTTAATGCAGAAAATTTAGCCCTTGCAATATCAAATTGATTAAGAAATTTAGTAAGACCCTCAGTATCATTAGTTCCAATATTTTGAATTGCTGTATTTAACTCATCAAGATCAGCTTTCATTTCTGATATAGGAACTTTACTGCCTTGAATTTTAGCTTCAAATTGAGCAAGCTTTTGAATATTTTCAGTTTTAATAGTCGAAACATCACGAGTTCTCAATTCTTCCGCTGCGTTTTCAGCATTTCTGAAGGCACGCTCCAAATTCTGCAAAGTAGAGATTTCCTTTTCAGCATTTGCTTTCATTACAACCAAAGTTGTACTATCAGCATTTTTAACTGCATCAATAGCTTGTTCTACTTTAATATATTGCTCTGCTAATTTTTCCTTATTACTTTCGTCTTTTATAGGTTTCGAAGCATTTAAATCCTCTATACGACTTTTTATTTTAGCATAAGTAGATTCAAGTTTAATTGCTGATGCGTTAGCTCTTTCTTGTGCTATAACCACTTTATTGATATTTTCAGAATAACGAATAACCTGTTCATTATCTTCTGAATCATAAACTATAGTTTTGCTTCTCCCAGCTGCTCTATCAGAATAAGTTTCAGTCTTTGCAAGTTGATTGTCAGAAGCATCAGTTATAACTGACTTTTTTGCTAATGCGAGGTCTTCATAGGCATCCGTTTGGATTTTTATAGCCTGCGTTTCCTTATCAATTATTTCTGTGGTAGCTTTAGTAACAGTTTGTGTTTCTTTAACTGACCGTGTAGCAGTCTGCTCAAGATTTTTATATTCAGTTGCAGCCTTATAAATTGAAGTGACAACATTATTTTCAAAATTCATTCCATCAGTAATGTTTCCCATTCCCTTTGAAATGAATGTACTTCTAATAGATTCTATAAGATTGTTGTAACTTTGAATAATAGCTGTCGTATCTTCTGGTTTTAGCCTTAAATTATTTATTAAACTTGTAGCATCATCTGAAATTTCCTTACTTGATATTCCAAATATATTTTTTAGATTGTCTTTAAATGTTTTTAAATCAACATTATTTAACTGCTGTAATTTTCCAACAACAGCCTTAATAAGAGCATCTGTATCTTCAATAATTTTACCATCAACAATAGGCTTAATAGTTAATCCATTATTCGTACCAATAACTTTATTCTGAACGTTGGAAAATGCAGTATTCAAACTACTTGTATCAATCTGACCAATATTCAGTTTTAAATTCTTGCCTATTGTTGTTATCTGAGATTGTATAAGGGACTGTGTTTTATTTAAGTCAAGTCCACCGACAATCTTCACTCTTGCAGAATTATCATTGGCTAATTTAGCATTAAGCTTTGTAATGTCTTCTTCTTTTATTTTTTTATAAGTCCCGTCAATATCCAAGCTTGCCGTTAAAAGCAGACCGTCAGTATCTTTAGCCATTAAATCACATCCTTTATACTATTTTTTATACTTTATATCCATTAGGTTTATGCACCTTTATCTTTATTCCATAAGGATTACTCATTTCAAAATCTGCTATACCGTCTTCTATGAAATGACCGGCAGGACGATAACCAAAGTAGGGGATATCCTTAAACCATACGTCCTCTTTTACCTCATAACCATAATTAAGTAAATAAGCCGTATTTACAGTTTCACCATTACCGTCCCAACCTTGAATACCATCGCCAGACTGATGATATCCACTGTCATCAAAATAAATGTCAAGACTCATAGTTTTCCCAGTTACTTTAAGATTTAAAATATCATCAACTTTTAATGAGTTCCGCAAAGCTCCGGTACGTTTATATGTTGGATTTGCACCGCCATACCTATATGGGTATATTCTTAAATAATCGTCAAGTCTTGCCTGAATACAGTCTCTAAGTCGATTAGCTTCTTCAACCATAACCTGAGCATAAGTCTTTCCATTTTTGAATTTAAGCTTAGTTACATCAATTCTCTTTAACTGTGATTTCAAATTCACATTAATCACCCATCAGCAGTTCAATTACCTTGTCTATATCATTTTCAGCACACTCCTGAGAAACAGAGCTATCAATACAAATATCAAATTTATCGCCATTCATAATGTTAATGCTAATAATACCAAGAATTGACTTGGCATTTATCTCACGATTTCCCATTATGAAATATACATTTGATTTGATATGCGTAATCTTTGCAACAAAATTCTTAGCAAAACGTGGAGCAATATCCTTATTTGCCGTAATAGTTTTCTTTGTTGTAAACATATTACTCACCACCCTTACTTACAGAAATATTCCTTACAATTTCCTCATTCTCAGCTACTTCAGTAACGGTCTTAGGCTTTTTTGTAGCCTTCTTCTTACCTTTAATAACACCATTATCCACCATAGCCTTAATAAGACTATCTGCTGTCACATTGTTTTTAAGTTTGCTCATAGCCTGTGCGATCGTCTTAACATCGTCTGAATTTGTTTCACTATAAGCATTACCAAGAGCATCTACAAAATTAGAAAGCTTAGTAGCAAGATTTGCGATAGCATCATTAGCATCTGCCATAACCATACTTGCTGAGAGAAGCTTAATTCTGCGGTCAAGTTCATTATCAATAGCAGAAATAATCATATCCAACTGTCTTACGTTGAGTACCAACTCACCACAATTAAGCTTCTCATACTCATTATCATAAATCTCTGAAATATCATCAGACTCAAATTCTATCTTACCATAGAACTTTGCTGTACAATACTGAATGAGAACATCCTTATATCCCATACCATAAATAAGAGTGGTATCTACTACATAATTAATAAACGCCTGCATCTCTGCAAATGTAAGTGTAATCATATCTGTTGCCATATTATTATCTCCTTATTACTCATTTGAATTTTCTTTAATAAAAGCTTCGCCAATACAAATAGCATCGCAAATATCTTCTTTAAGTTTAAGATCATACTTGTTCAAAACATAATCTTTTGCTTGCTGTTTTAATTCAGCACGTTTCACATTTCGGGATTGCTTAAAAGAAAGTTTACTTCTCCAAAATGTAGGCTTGTACACACTATAGCAAATATTATTCATTACACAAGTGTTTATAATAGCACCCTGTATCTGAGCCAATAGTATTAAAGTTGATACATTTGTTTGTAAACTTACATCTTCAAAAACAACATAATCTACATCATTTTCGACTATCTGATTATGTAATTGTTTTATCATTTCGTGTATTCTTTCATTTGTATCTTTAATTTTCTTTAATTCTATAATGTTATATTGTACAAGCTCATTATCTTCAAAAATAGCAAGTCCACTAGCAGCACTTGCTTGGTCTATTGCTATAAACTTAATTATTACTCACTTCCTACATAACGTAAAAAATAGGGAGACAACCACATTTGGCGGTTGCCGTATTTATGGTCATCTCCCTATAACTATTTACTTATTTTTCTTTTCAAACTTGTTCTTGACAATAGGTACAGACTTAATAACTGTTCCCTCTGAAATGATTTTCTTAATAAGTTCTACTACTTCGGGCAAATATTCAGAAAAATCACTGTCGAGTGTGATACCAATATTTTTGAATTTCTCAGCAGATTCAACAGATGTCGTTATGCCGTTTCTCCATTCATCAATAATCATTACAACCTGATAATGACTTCTTGAACAAGCCATAGTTTTCCAAGAATGTAATGGGTCACACTTTTCACAGTATTTATATTCTATACCACAAATCCAACAAGTCCTTAAATTAGGCACATACATTTCAGCACCTCAAATATTCCTTATGCTATTTCCGAAGAAGGAACAACAATATCATAGAACTTCTTATCATCACCACAATAATCAACTGCACAGTTAAATTCCATAGGAATTGTAGCATCAAGCTTAATATCTGTCTGATAAGAAGATGTAAGCTTTGCAGTAGGGAATCTGTAATAAGCATAAATTCTTGTGGACTGATCGCAAATATCGAAACCTGCAACCTGTACATAAAGCTTGCCAGCAGTAGGGAACTTATCGCCAGAAGCAACAACTCTTACTGCCTTTTCAGCATCATACTCATAAACAATAAGAACAGTATCACCCTCTGCAAGATCGCCCTCGTTAAATGTTACAGTCTTTGTACCGCTTGTATATGTAAATATACCAGCAGCTTCGGCAGAACCCTGCTTGAAAATCTTCTTAGGAGAACCATCCTTCGCAAGAGTTGTAACACTAAGCTTATATGCTGTACCTACCGCCTTAACAGCATTTTTCAGAACGATAGCAGTCTTGTTATCAGCTGTAACCGCAACTTCCTCAAAAGCAGGGGTAGCAATCTTAGCAGAAGAGGTTGCAATTTCCTTCTGAGTACCATTAAGAGCTGCAATAATATTGAGGTCGTATGTAGCAACATTAAAAGATGTAGTACAAGTCTTACCCTTGGTGACTGTAGCAATAGTATTACCAGCAGCATCCTTCTTTGTCTCTTCCTCTCCATCTACCTTTACAGAAAAGTCCTGAACCTGATTAGTATACCAAGCTGTAGTATCATCAGAGTTCATAAAGATTGCCTTGGTAGGTCTTTCAATGACAAAAGAATTAATATCAAAATTTTCAGCCATATTATTTTCTTCCTTTCATTTTTAGTTTTATAAAAGAAAAGATGAGAATTAAAGTTTTCTCATCCAATCTAATTCTTTTTTTAATGAGGGATTACCTTTTAAATCTAAACAACCGCTATATAAACCATGATAAAGATTATCTGAGTTTTTTATAGCTGAAATCCTATTTACGGAATCCCAAAAAGCATAAATATTCATATCAAAAACAGTCTTTTCGTCATGCTTGAATCCTACGCTATTTACCATAGATGATATAATCGGCATTAATGCAGACCCAGACGGTTTAAACATGGCTTTTCTTTTTCTTGATTCAAGTTGATTTCTTGCATCTTCGATAGCAAGTTGTTTTTGAACTTCATCGTCTTTTACTCTTGTGATTTTAGGAATTGGGATATTATTAATTGCCCTCATATTTGTTAGTATTAAATTATATACACCTTCATTTATTATTGCACCATTGGAATTTTCCAAATAAGGCATCTCGTTATCGCTCGTTTTGAGTTCAAACTTTGTAAAATCTATACCACCTTCAAATAACAATTCTGTTCCTTTAGGCATAATTCGTGTTAGTAATACAAACAACTCAAAATTAGAAATATGATTGAAGTCAATCCCTATATCAGTGAGAAATACTATCATATTTTCGTCCATAGGTGTAGCTGTGAAGGTATGTACAAAATTAAAATAATTAGTATCACCAAACTTACGGATTTGACCGAGAGTTGGCACTTTCATTACAATCTTATCCGTTATTTTAACAGGCTCACCTGCATACAAACTTAATTCATCAACTGTATAAGTCATATTCAATTATTCCTATCACACAAATTATCATTAATATCTACGCCCTTAAATACTAACTGACGGTATCTGTATTTAGTATTCAGATTGCCTGCTATATTAGTTTCGAGTTCAAGCTTACCAACACCAAAATTTAATGCACCGTTATACTTAGTATCAATTAACTCAGAGAGATAATCAATTCGAGTAGCTGATATACCAGCCATATTCAATTTCATATCATCTTGATGTGCAAGAATTGTAAAGGTTATAGTGGGGTAGGCATATAATTTACTCCAAGTATGAGTGCGAATATCTATTTCAACACAAACATATGTAGTAACCTTGTCAATAGTATCAGGTATATAATAATGAGGGAACAGTCTATGATAAACTAAATCTTCTCGTTCTTCCTCAGTAGTTCCGAGAACTTCAAGAAAGGTTTCATCATTCTGCAATTCCGAAAGAATACGGTTCTTCCATTGACGCAAACAAGAACTATTCAATTTTTACACACCTCCCACTATGTTAATAAGCAACTCACCGATATTGCCATTTACATCAGTACACTTCAATTTAATACTTGAACCTATAAGCAACTCATTATCAGAACACTTTATTTTACACTTATTATCAGTTACAGTCATTGTGATATATTTGTTCTGCATATCTGTTGTTATAAGTTCCCAACTAACAGTTTCAGCAGTATTAGCAGTAAATGTTTTAGCAGACCCACCTACACGAATTACAGGATTACCTGTATATGTAATTTCAATGGACTGACTTGCTTTAGGTTTAAAATAATTACAAAGCCAATTTTCGATTGAATCAATATCGGGATCATAAACATCTTCTGTAAATACAAGACAAATCACACGATTTTCACCATAGGATTCACTAACAGTATCTATTCTTGTAATTCTATACGGTAATGGATTTATGTCATTATAATCAATAAACATTCGTTTTGTACGATTAAGATATACTGTATTATCATCTAATGATGTATAAACTAAAAGCTGATTATATCCAAGTGTGAGAATTTTATCTCCCTCTTCACCTGTGTTATACTGGGAAGCATTTTCAACGTGAAATGGTTGATATATTATGTTGCCATTATCATCTTGCCACTTAGCAATATAATTACATAAATATAGAACTACTTTTTCATACGCCTTATTATTTGATGGCATAGTCATAATAAGCCAAATATTCCATCGTTTATAATCTTCATCATATATCTTTACATATTTATAATCAGATATTGTTCTTAATCTCGTTAATAATTGACGTTGCCAACCTTTAGTTTGTGTTTCGGGAGATACTCCTTGCAGAACACCTTCTGTTTCATATTCAAATTCAAATGAGTTATCATCATTATTAAATTTACCTTTGCAAAGAAAAATTTTACTCGATAGTGGTGTATCTGTCAAAAAATCTTCCACTCCAAGATTAGCATTAAACTCGAAATCATTAGTTTCTGTACCTTCTGTGTAATGTGGTGAATTTATTAAATACCAATCTGCACTCATAAACTCACCTCAATTATAAGCAGTAGGCAACAGCTTATCATAAAATTCTGCTATCTTTGTATCAACGTAATCCAACTCTTCTTTTGCGTGTGCTTTATCAGCACTGGTATTATTAAGCGTTAAATCTTTTCCGATTATATTAGTACGTTTTATTATCCTATCATACTGACGTTCACAATAATAACGCTTTATTGTATAACCAAGTATTTGTATGTATAAATAAGGAAGCGGAATAAGATTTTCATTTTTATCATAATACAAAAATGAATCCGTGTCTTTATCAAATACAAGAGGTTCTATTTCCCTTGAAAATTCTTCCACTGCCATACTAAACCACTGAAATACAAGGTCTGAACTGAGTTGAAATTTTTCTTGAAATGTGGCTTCAAAAACATTAACCACATCTATATATGTAGTGCTTGCTATTCTCACCACATCCTTTCTTTTATACTGTCATTCCACAAAGAGCTTCACATTCTCTTATCTTGTTGAAATCATTGAAACCACATTCTCTGATAATTTTAATAAGAAGAACCTTTTCTGCCTGAGTAGTAAATGTTTTATATATTTCGTTTCTAAAATCATCAAGACCGTTAATTGCAAAAATCTTCTTTACCTTATTTTTATCAATAAGTTCAGATGTGATGTCAAGATAATCTCTTGTTGCCTTATCGTCTATGTAAATAGTAGCGTGAGTACCATCACCATCACCACGCAGAAGCTTATTGCCGTTTTCATACTGAGAAATTACTTCTGCACGAGGTACACGGACAGAACCGCCAGCATTGATATTTACTTCACCGTTAGATTCAATCTTATTAAATCCTACCATCCAATTAGCAAGATTTTTAAGTGTTATCTTTTCTTCCATACTAAGGGGCTTTGTTTCTGTAACTTCAACAGAGATTTCATCAGGAATTGTATTTTCAACAGTCTTTGTATTATTAGACGTTTTTGCCATATCTACAATATATCCTTTCATATATACTAATTAAGGGCTGTCAATCAACAGCCCTTAACAGCATTAAATTTTATAATTTAAATTAAAGGTTTGTATCAGAAAGCATACCAATCTGGAACTCTCTGCCCTTTGTAACATCAGTTGCACTATATTTTTATTCAACGAGGGACGCTAATCCTCGCCAGTTTTAAACTTCTTTATATTTCTATAAAGGATAGACTATATCTTTACCCATTAGGGGCAAGCACCACTTCCATACGCTTGTATGTACTTCCTTACGGAATAGTCGTTGAACTTTACCTTTCGGTCTTAGCTGCTGATTATCCATTGTCAAAGTGTTTAGGTTTTAACCTTGCACTATCTATTCAATTTTTTCTACTTTCGTAACATTCACGCTTATACCCTTTAAGGTATTACGTTGTAGTTTGAATAGTTTTAAGAGTTCCCAGCAATTCAATGCTTATTTTTACGCACATTTTTCAATATACGGAGTCTGCAAAATGTTAAACTCAATATCCATACGAGTGAGTATATGACCAGTTGTTACATCATTGCCACTGAATGTAGTCAGTCCACCTCTTGTCCAAGACTTAATAGGAGAACCATACTGACCACCAGTAGGAACAACAATGGCAAGACCTGCATTAAGCATAGTATCAAAATTGTCACCTGATGCGTTAAGAGAAGAATAATCATAAGGATTTGTCATCTCTGCGAGAATAGTTCCGTTATATGCACCGAGAATACCCTTTGTGCGAATATCTCTAAGGTCTTCCGCAGAAATGCCCTGTGTATAACCATATCTTGAAGAATTATATACAAATTCAGAGTTATAACCAGCCCAAGGAGTGAACTGCTGAAGAAGTGCATAATCACCAATTACGGTAGCACCTGTACCAAGTCGTCTTACCTTCTTGAGAACATCATCAACACCAGCCTTAGTGAGACCTGCACCCTCAAAGAAATACTTTACAGGAGTAGCGTTCTTAACAGCATTGTAAGCATTAGTTACAATAGCCTTCTTCATCTTATTGATAATATCAATTCTTACCTGATTCTTACCCTCGTTCTCCTTGGACATATCGCCAAGCATAAGTCTACGATAATCAGTAGCCCAACCACCAGAAATAGTCTTTGTGCCTACTGCATACTTGTCACCCGTAATTGCAGGGAAAATTACATCAGCGTTAAGTGCCTGCTCACGAGACTTGTCACCAATAAACTTCCAAGACTCTACCTCAATAGACTCGTCACATTCAAGAGCTTCAAAATCACCAAATACAGCAAGATTCTGAATTTCTGCGGTAAGAAAAGGCTCAACAGAATACTTTCTAATAGTGTTAAGCTCTGCAAGAGACTTAGCATCACCATTAGCAATACCTGCACCGAGTTCCTTGAGTCTATTTACCACAGTATCTGTCTTCTTACCGTATTTAGATGTGTCCTTACCATCTGTGAGAGCAGAGAAAATTTCTACAATAGGAGAATTAGGCTTAATCTCATTTGTAAGAGTGACATCAGAATCACGTCTTACGTTGTTCATTTCAAAAGTCATATCCATAATTATTATTCATCCTTTCTTATATCTTACTTTACAACAACTTCAACAAGCACACCGTTACCATCAAAGTTAATCTTTTTAGCCACCTTGAAATATACACCACCATCAGAAATGCCAGTATTATTCTCTACAATCTTGAGATTACCGTCTGTACCAGCAGCCATAAGAGTTGTGCCAGCAGTAATAGAAGCATAAGTCTCGGAAGAACCGTATGTAATACTATCAGGAGAAACCTGAAGGAACTTACCCTTCCAAGCAGATACGTCCCAAGCTGTAACAAGCTCACCAGCAGGAGTAACAAAGTCCTTATAAGCATCATCACCCTTACCATAATTAGCAATGAGCTTAATACCAAGACCAGTTGTAGGGGCAGAAGCAACTACACCATTTGTAACAGTGCCAAGATAAAAATTCTTTGTTCCACCAGAAGCAGCTTTAACTGTACCATCACCGATACCAGTCTTCTCAATCTGAGAAATTTCATATACCTTAATCATTTATAAAATCCACCTTTCTAACTTAATAAATAGAACCATCGTCATTGCTATTTGTAGAAGTATCATCTACATCAGCAAAAATATCAATCTTCTTAGAGTTCTGTTCTGCGAGAACCTTTGCCTTTTCAGTTTCAGAAGCAATAGTAGCCTTGCCAATACCCTCATAAATCTTAGAAGTGATAGAATTGATTTCAGACTTGATAGGGTCAGCATTAAATGCTTCAATTTCAGCCTTTGCGTATTCCTTCTGTTCATCTGTAAAATTAGCAAGAGCGGCATTCATTTCAGCAAGTCTCTTCTCTGCCTTCAATGTACCAAGTTCTCTTTCAAGAGCATCTCTTTCTGCATAGAAACCTTCTCTTTCAGTTTCCATATCCTGAATTGCCTTCTGAAGCTTCTCTATTTTATCAGACAGGTCATTATTTTCGTTTGTCTTAATTTCGAGAGCAGAATTAAGCTCAGTAATCTTTGACTCAAACTCCTCATTCTTACTATTACACTCAGAAATAGTAGCCTTAATGGAATCTGTAATCATACCAAGTATTTTTTCGTCCATCGTTATGATTTCCTCCTCATTTTTATTATTTTTATTATTCAATTCAAGCAGTGAAGCTGTATGATCTGATGGCTGAACACCACAGCCAAGGAGAGCATATCCAGAAAATTCAAATTCAGTTGGTATTCTACCAATATCTTTATATCCATACAAGTAAACCAACGCAGGATTATTTTCTGTTCTTACAATTTCCACACTACCATAAATTGTTTCATTGTTAGACAGCTTTTCAGATAAAAGGTCAATACAATCAGAATATCTCATATAGTCTAATGTACCTTCGCCTACAAAAACTTTTTTAGTTTCTCCGTCATCATCTGTAACTTCGTCTATATAAGCCTTATCAAAATGACCTATTGTAGTAGCGTTACTAAGTAGAGGAACACCATCTTTGTATTGTCCTGTTTCACCGTGACCAAGAATATCTGTTTTGCTATCATCTGCAAATTCAACAGTAACACTTGAACCAATAAGAGTGTCCTTTGCATTTTCAACATATTCATCTATCCAAGTAATACCATTATCATTATATTTTGTGCCTGTTTCATCAACAACACAGGATTTATCATAAATTTCAGCAAGAATAAGTTTAAATCTCTTATAGCCTGTCTTTTTTTCCTGTTTATTGTTAATTTCAAAAAGTTTCATTATAAATCACCACCTTTCCATCAACTTGTACTCGGTTTAGGCTGATTATTTGTGTCATTTCCTTGTGATATCAAAGTATTATCATTTGTTGCATTTTCAACATTAGGTCTTCCACCTTTATCTTCTTCGTTTGAAATACTATCTCCTGACGAATTATAAGATGTTGGGTGAGGGGTGTACTTATCATCCCATTTTTCTGACTTTTCCATATCCATAAGTGATAGATAAGCATTCAAATCCCAGCCAACAGAGGAAATCCAAGCCGACTTGCTACCACAACCAGACATATAAAGTTCTTTGTTTAAAGCAACAAATTTATCTCTATTTACAAGGCTTGTAGGTAAATAATAAATATCAATTTCATTATTTTTATCTTTCACTATATTTTTGTTAATAACATAAGACAATTCATCTGCTATTTCAGTAACCCAAGTATAAATTTTACTAAACAGAAGTTCAAGACTAATCTGTTGAGATGAATAATTTCCACTTTCGCCATCCAAAAGACCTAATGCAAAACCTAAACCCATTGCAATATTTGAATTAAGTTTAGGTTCAATTTCTTCATTCAGAATATCAACACTTGTATCAACTGAATCAATCTTTGTACCAGCAGCAACCGTAAAAAAAGACGTTCCTCCACGATTATTTTTTGTCATCACTGCGTTTTTAACTGTATTATGCTGATTTTCCTGTTGGTCTTTTGTAAGACTACATCTACCCTTTTCGCCCTCTGGCAACGTCTGATAAATAATTTTATTATTTACCTCTCCAAGAACACTTCTTTTAGTGGTAGTAAGATAGTCATTATAAAAAATATCAATTAAAGCAGAAATTGTTATAGGTCTTCCATAGGGTTCACGTTTATCACTTTTGATTTTATGCACAACTGTTTTATTATTATCTAAAACAATCCAGTTGCCAACAGTTTTACCATTATTCCATTTTTCATATCCATTACGAATTTCAAAAGGATAACACTTTAACCTATTTGTTTTCTTCTCATTAGTGAATTGATTGAAATAATCCAAATTAAAAGCAATAACAGGTCGATTATTCTTATAACCTCTTATTTTTACATAGTCTACCGGAAGTGGAATCATAGCTACTGAAACATCAGAATTGTTCAGCTCCATAATACTTGTAATTTCATAATCTGAAACATATTTTGTGTTATCAGGACTTTGTGCTTGAATATCAAAGTAATAATAACAAGCTCCATCAAGACAATCCCTGAATAAAAAGTCTCGTATGATATTCTTGTCGTGAATATCATATAAAACACTTTCTACCTTTTGCTTATTATCTTTAACTTTCTTTTTGTTTTTACCAGTTGAAGTAAGTATGTGTGAAAGGCAGGGGAGAGATACTATATAATCAACTGCATTTGATACAATAGGATTTGTATTATATACTCCGCGACTAAGTTTTCTTATTTGCTCATTATTTGTAATAGGTTCGGATAGTATATCTTTGATTTGTTCAGGAGTATAACAAGAAAATAAATCGAAATTCATATTTGCATATACAATATTATTCCATTGTGAATTATATTCATAAGAGGGTTCTTTGTTTTCTATATCACTCATAAATTCACCGCCTTTCTATTATTTTTAGATACTTAGTTTATGAAAGTTGCATAATCATAATCAGAATTATCTATCTCTTGAGCAAATTTGTTTATATACCATAACATATAAATCATAGCAGATACTCGGTCTTTATCTATTTTTTTTACAACCTTATCAATAGTAATTCCACCATTATTAAGGTGCTTCATTTTTAGATTAGCTGCTTCTTCTATAAAGGCATCAGTTTCCATAAACGGTCTGACATTATCGTCAAATTTATCCCATTCGCTATCTTCAAAATCACAATCCTGACGTTTTTTAAGAAGTTTTAATTTTCCACTATCTACCATATCTATAAATATTGTTACTATTTCACTCTGACAACTTTGTGCTTTGAGGTTATATAATACTTTTGGAGAATTAGGTATTTCTGGTGTATTATCATCATTCATTGTATCCCAACAACCTATACTTTCTTCTGTTATAGGGTCAAACGATTCCTTCAGCAACTCATCAATTAAACCTGCACCAAGACCATTACCATCTACAACAACAGCTTTAGCATTGTACTTTTTGAATATCTGTTTTACTTTAATTGCTTGTGCTGTGAAGTTCAATATATTAGGAATTTTAATAATATTTACAACATCAATAGATACAATTCTGCTTTTATCAGCACTTCTTCTCACTTTACCAACAACAACAGACGATTGGTTATTTGATGTTTTCTGACTTCGTGCTACGTCAACTCCAAGGTAATATTCATCTGTTTCGTTCTTTGATTCTATCACTGCTTCCGTAAGAGTACGACAATTCATCAACCTATTTATATTTACTAATGCTCCATCAGAACAACCAACCCATTCTTGTTCATAGTTTTGTGCAAAAGCAACAACTGATGAATTTTTTTTTTTTGAAAGTATTTTACTTTTGTTACTACCTCTTCCATACCAACACGGAAGTTGCCAGTTACTTCCAAGAACAATTTTTCCCTTCAAATTTTCCATATCATCAATCATAGTAATACTACGTTGATATTCGTCAGAACCTCTAAATCCTGCTGTTGTGAAAAAATGAATTTGCTGATTTAACTCCATAGGGTCAACGATTGCCAGTTTTCCAACTGTAAGTCTGGGAACTTCAACAACAGGTTCAAGTGCATCTTGAAATAATACATTATTCAATAAAGCTGATTCCTCTATCTTCAAACGTCTACGTCTCTGTCCCTTAGTAGACTGAGCATTGGCAATAGCATCAATAGTTGAACCATTCTTAAATTCAATAAATGCGTTACCTTTAGAAAACTTGGGGTCATCTTGGAGTTCATTTTTTAATAATGGATATAATTTTGATATTTCATTCCATTTCGCTTTAAGTAAATCCGCAGCATTTTCTTTTGTCTGGGCTGACAATGCTAATTCTATATTTGGGAAAAGCATTGCCACAACAGCCATTGATAAAACCTCATCAAATGTTTTACCATAACCACGAGAAAATACCCCATACATACTCATAAATCTTACATCACAACGCAAAAAAATTCGCTGGTCTAAATGTAGATTTATACCCCCCGTTTCAGGTTTCATCAAGTCTAAAAGCAAATCAGGATAAAATTTTGCCCAACTTATAAAATTATAATAGTTATGAAGATTTTTACCAAAGATACTATCACTATTTTTTTCAAACTCTTTTATTCTCTGCTCATTCATTCGTCATCACCGTTTTTATAATCCTTTGGCAATTTTATAAATGTTTCAACAGAAGGTCTGTTTTTTTTAGAAGTATCATCTGTAAAAATCCCATAAGGATCTCCGTACTGAGATAAATAATCGTCTTTCATCTTATCATAAAAAGCATATACATCTTTATATTCGCACAATGGAAGCCCTTTAAGCCTACGGCAATAGTTAATATAACACCAAATAATAAAATCTGGTGCATCATTGGGCTGGTATCTAAATCTTGGTAAGATTTCAACAATATCTACTGCTTGCTCACAAGCTTTGGATATTTCAGAGATACAAGTTACACCACCTTGTAAATCAGCTTGTGTGAGTTGTTTGGGTGTAAGTTTTGCTTTATCGGCTGCTTCTTGTGCTGCTTTGTTCCATTTGTCCGCTGATCCTACGTCCCCTTGTGCCGTAGCTTCCTCTTCTTTTACTTTAAAACGTACATATGTAGCAAGTGCTTCTTCGTGCAAATTTGTTTGTATAGAATAATTTTCTTTGAGTTTGTTAAACTTTTTAACCATTTTTCTATACTGCGTTTTTGTATATCCATCGCCAAACAAATCTAAAACATCATCGGTTACTACAAAGTCATCGACTTGCTTTACATACACTTCCTCATTCTTATTAATGGTCTTACCGGTTGTTGTAACTGCCGAAGAAACAGTTTTGCCTTGAGATAAAAGATTTATAGAATCGAGAAATCCCAATTTTGAGTATTGCGGCAAAGTTCCTATGTTTTTAAAATAACACCCTATAATATCAGTTCTGCCTTTTCCAAGTTCAACCGATTTTTGTACTTCTTTTATGGCAGAGTCCAAAGCTTCTGGAACATAAGGTTTATCCATCAACATTAACTTCTGTTTAAACATTTCAACGTTTATAGTTCCATCTGAATTGCAAGACCCTGTTTTAATACAATTTTTACAAATATCGTAAGTTTTACCATCGCTTGAAACAGATGATATTTTGGAGGGCGATGATGAACTCACAACGTAGAATTGTGATAAATTTTTTTCTTTTCCACATTCTCGACATACTTTTTTTCCAACAGGTGCTTTAGCTCGTTTTTTTTGTGGCATTATCCCACCTCCAATTTTTATTAATTTGGTCATCCTTAATTCCTAACACGGAACTTCAGATATTAATAAAAGCACCATTTTGTGATGAATGGTGCTTCGTTTTATATTGTGTGGGTAAACCACTATGTCTTTTAATGTGTCTGCTGTGAGACGATGTTATTTTATATCAGAAGTCAAATCTATCTTTATTCTGACTTATCTTTTTCTTATCAACCCTAATGTAGAATTTCCTTGTAACATCTGTTCCTGTATGATTAAGAAGAGCTGATACGTCTTCAAGTGACATTCCTGCATTTTTATATAGCGTAGCCCCACTGTGTCTGTAATCGTGTGGATGTAATGTTGAAACGCCAAACATTTCACCGATGGTATGACACCATTCAGTTAATGTACTGTTTGTAGTCTTATCGTACTTACCATCTACAAAAGAAACAAAAACATATCCATTATCGTCAATGTTATTTTCTTTGCGATAAACCATAAGATTTTCAAGCAAACCCTTAACCTCTTCAGAAAAATACAGAGTTACAATATAACCCTCTTTTTCAAGAACATCATTTACAGTTCTTTCATTAAAATCAATTTGCTCCCAACGAGTATTACATACAGCATTTACTCTTGCCATTGTAGACAAAGAAAATAGAGCATAACATTGATACTGTAATGCTCTATGCTTCCTGTTATTTGTTTCAGCGTTATTAACTAAAGATTGTAAAACCTCTCTCATCTGCTGAACTTGTTCAAGAGTTAAAAATGTCTGGGTTATAACATCTGTATCTTTCTTAGGTCTATCTAAAAATTCAGTTGGATTTTCAGCTATAAGTTTCTTTTTACGGAGATATTTATAAAATGCAGAAATGGAAGCCATTCTACGTTTCATACGTCTTGAATTATTGCCCTGTGTCTTACAGAAATAAAGAAATTCAGTAATATCATCTTCTGTCAATTCAGTGACAGACTGATTTCCTTGATTTTTATAAATATAAATCCACCAATGTTCCAAATCGTTTCTATAACCAGCAATAGTCTTTTCCGATAATTCTCTAAGAGACATATCTATCTTATATTTATTCCAAAGCTTTATCGTCTCAGGATTTATTTCGCTAAGTATCTTTTCGTCATAAACACGAATTTTCTTACTCATTTCTGCCATTATTAACATCTCCTCTCTGTATAAAGTCTTTAACCATATCTTTATATCTTCCGCTTTTCATATCGTTTTGAAAGATAAAAAGATACTTTGCATTGGTTTGTAAAAATATATTTTCTTTTTCTATCATTTTGTTTCGATAATTCATAATCTTTTTAGAGGGATACGTTATCTCTCGCCAATTATCAGTCGATGTATTATATATAAGCCCAGCTATTTCAATATAATAATCATTACCATTAAGATGTACACAATAATCACAATTAATTTTGTTATTAACTTTAGCAGATAACTTTTTATACATTATATCTCTATTGTAATCATTTTTATATTTCAAGCCTAACTCATTTCTCAAAAAGGTTGAAAAATCCCACTCATATTTTGAGCGAGTTAATTCACCATCGTCAAAATAGTTTACATTGCCAATAGAATTAGGAGATAATTCAAAGCCTTTAGATTTCAGATATGAATTAAAATCTACACCCTTTTTAGTGAACGCTTTTTGAATAGTATGATGGTCAACTTTAAATTCTCCTGTTTCAAAATCTTCCCAACATACTTGTTTTCTATGTAGATTTACCCGAACAAAACTTAAAGTATTATCTATTAATTTTTTGTAATGTTCAAAGGATAAAGATTTATCTTCTTTTCCAGCAAGCAAGCCAATTTCAACTTTTGCCTTTTCTAAACTACCCCATAATCGCTTAATCACAATCATAGAGAATCCGATATTATCTTTAGTAATATCAGATTGCTTTAGAGTTCTACCGAGAGATAATTCTAATTCTTTTAATTTAGCAGAAATGTATTCTTTATCATATTTTGAATTTACAGCCAAACCACACCATCTAACAAAATCATTATAAGTTTTAACGGTATTACAAGGACAATTATCAACAAACCATTTTGCTGATGGTAAGCCTTCTGTATTATTTATAAGCTCAGATATTTGCAAAGTCCTATTTTCTTCTTTGCATTTTTGTTTAAACCTACTAACATATGTATCATAATTAGAAATATCACTTCTTATATGACCAACCTTGCCCATCGAAGTCTGAAAATCCTTCAATATAATATTTTCATCGGCTAATATTTTTGCCACGATTCTAAAATGTGGTAAATTGTTTTGTAATGTACACTCTTTTTGAGTAGGATATTTGCCTTTTCTTTTTATGTAATCGGTAAATAATATTTTTATATCAGAATATGTTAATTCATTTGTTGATTTTTCTATTCCATTTACGATGTACTTTTGTCTCATTCATTATCACTACCTCCTTCCAACCTTCAAACAAGTTAAATAGACAGAAACAGGAAGGTTCTGCTTTTCGATTGGCTCATGACTTCCAATCTATCTGTCTATTCGTTTTTAATTCAATGAGAAAAATAATTCCCACAATTATGCCTGCAATAAGACATTTGCCTTACTTCAATTTTCATCGGGGTTATTGCAAACATAATTCTGAAAATTATCTTCCCAGAACCATTATGGTAGGGTAGAGTTTTACGTCATACCACCCTCAGCTGGACGTACCATTTGTTAAAAGAGTGTCGGTATTCACTTCATTGGGTGCGGAGATAGGATTTGCACCTATATTCTTCAGTTTATGAGACTGACGACTTCCTGTTTGTCCACTCCGCAACAAAAAGACAGTGAGTTACTATTGCAACCCACCGTCTCAATATTATTATTTAATTATTTTTCAACAGAGAACACTGTTCCAAGACCATCAAGATAATTATACATATCTGTACTAATATCAGATGCTACATAGTAAAAATCAGCTTCACCACCAAGATATCTACTGATTTCATCATCCCAAGCCTTCTCGACCCAGAGTTCAGGAATATTATTATTCCAAACGATATCAATATAATATTCACCGCCATAGTCGTAGAAATCATAGTCAAGAAGCTGAATATCTATATCGTCAATATTCATCATTGCCTTTATAATCGGCTTCACAATATCTCCCTGTGCTACTACAGACACGTTTAGTTTACATTTGACATCATTAAGAATATCACCAACTAACATTTCTGTTGTAGGATATGTATTATGAGACTTTATTTTCAGCATAAAACCACCTCAAAATTACTTGCTTTCAGCGACAGTATCCTTAAACATCTTGCCTGCCTTAAATGAAGGCACATTCTTCTCTGCTATCTCAATAGGCTTTCCTGTAGAGGGATTTACGCCTGTTCTCGCAGCTCTCTTGTGCTTTTCAAAAGAACCAAAGCCAACGAAATTGACCTTCTCGCCAGCTGCAACACTATCAACAATAGTATCAAGAATCACTGTAAGTACCTCATCAATCTGTGCCTTAGAAAGCTCTGAGTTCTCTCTAACCTTTGTAATAAATTCAGCCTTTGTCATATATTTTATATTCCTTTCAAATCAATTAATTTAACTTAATATCATAGTTACATACAAGACCATTTTCATTAATAACAGACAGTACAGTCTCAGGACGTGTATTATATCTATTATCAATAGCGTAGTTGTCAACACCAGACCAACAACCTGCGGAAATGACCTTTGTATTATAAATAGTTTCCATACTGTTTTTGTGGCGATGACCCATATAAATAAGCTTAGGACAAATTCCATACTGCATTGTGAGATTTTGAACTACATTATTTGGCGTATCTTTATCTCCGTGTACAGCATAAATAGTATTATTTCTTACAGAAAACATAGCAATACTTTCATCAATGTTGTTTTTATGAAAATGAATATTGTTTATGTTCTGTAAAACAGCACTCAAATAGGGGACAAGCAGATTATCTATGTTTTCACCCTTTAAACTACTTTCCTTCTTAGGTGTGACCCGACTGTGATTCCCCGGCATAACAAGCACTTCAACATTGTTGAAATGTTTAGAAAACTCAGTTAGGAGATCACTAAGATACTGTGTCACAGTAAGAAACTGCTCAATTATATTTTCATTATTTTCACATCTTAAATTCTCGTGAATAAGACCACTTATTACTTCTGAAATAAGCACAGTAATATTTTCAGACTGATGCCTGTTCTGTATTTCTATAACCTTGCTAATACAAGTAACAAATCTATCAGCCAAAATATCAGAATTAAAATGGTTTAAATAATGATTTATTTCAATTCCACAATGTAGATCAGAAACTACAAGAACCATGTCTGTATCAGATTTATAAGACGGAGGAGTAGTGTAATTTAATGACTTGGGAGCGTAATCAGATAACATACGCTTTACCATATCAATATACGATTCTTTTCTTGCCTCCTCTCTTATAATGCGATTATATTCATTACGTTCATCACGAAACTTAATACGTTCTTTTTCAAGTTCTTTTCTCTGTTCCTTGATTTCTTCAAGTAAAGAACTTTCAGTTGTTCCTAAATCAGCCTGACGAAACTTATCATAATTCTGAAATCTATTTCTATATGTATTAGGACGATAATTTGCACCGAGTAGATTATTCAGAATTTCACAAACATCTTCCCAACTACCAATAATATCTTTATCTCGACAAATTCTCAGAATTAAAGCATCATCTGTTTCGCCATCAAATCTTTTATATTCAATCATTTATACCTCTTATTACAGTCCCTCACCATAAGAAATTGAAATCTTAACATCGGGCTTGCCTACAAAATCCTTAATAAAGTCAGCAAGTACAACAGGCTCTTCCATATCTTCTACCTCGATAGTAATTATACCGTCATCAGTAGAAATAAGACCCTTTACGTCACAACTATATTTTCTGTTAATTTTTGAAGCCATTTATTTATTCTCCTTGCATTATTCTAATTCATCTGCATAGTTACTTATCCAACCACGATAATTATGCGTGAGCTGACACACAGCACACCTTTCATCTTTTGCAAAATGATTAAGATAACGTACAAACCCACTGTTCTGAGGGTTACTATATAAATCAATCTGTCCTGAATGACCTATAACAACCACCTTGCAATTATCGTGTATTCTTGTAAGCACCTTTTTCAATTCATCAGTGTAGTAATTCTGTGCCTCATCAACAATGACGATTTTATTTTCAAAATTACAACCCCGCAAAAACGTGTGTGTCATACATTCTATATATGCAGTACCATTCTTTTCATTCATTATATCTGAATACATAGCTGTATTTAGATTTACACCTATCTTTTCCAAAGCTTGATAAAAAGGCTCAAAATAGGGTTCACTTTTCTCTTCAATAGAACCCTTGAGGAAGCCCTGTTTCTGTTCTTGTGTAGGAGCAGCAATAAATACAATACCATTATACTTTCCAAATTTAACAAGAAGGTCTGCTGTTGCAGTTGCTATTGTTGTTTTACCCGTTCCCGCTCTTGCATTACAAAATACTATAAGTTTGTCTTTGTTCCAAATAGCATCTCTAAATGCCTTTTGCTCATCATCAAGTGTTAATCCAAAGAAAGGATTATCTTCTAATGTTTCCGGTGGATTATCATATGTAATAGAAATTGATTTTCTTCCCATATCAAAGCACCTCGTCCAAGGAACAATCTACACCAATAATATAGTCAGTAAAACCATATTTCTTTGCTTCATCAGCATAAGTGTAAAATTCTACACGATAATTTTCGTCATATTCCTTTTCAGTAAGGTTACTGTGTTCAAGAACATATTCCTTAATTCTCTGCTCACGTTTTTCTTGAAATTTAAGCTGGTCTTTACACTTTGCAGAGCTATCCCACACAAAATTCTGTCCATCGTGAAGAAGAAAAGTTGCATTTGGCATAGCATAACGTTTATGTCCTGCAAGACCAATAAGAAATCCCATACTGTACTGATATGCAAGATTTATTGTATATACTGGAGTTTTACTGTTTGAAATAGTATCTATAATTCCAAACCCATCTATAACAGAGCCTCCGACAGATGTACAATACAGAAAAATAGGCTTTCTGTCAGCTACATCAATATCCTTATCTTCAACATTGAATCTCAAAATTTCATAGATTACATCGTGAGCTGAAATAGCTTCAATTTCATCATTAAGATAAATCTTTCTCTCCGAGTGTGAACTCATATCAAGCAAGTCCATATATTCACAATTTACAGTGAGATTTGCATTTTCCAGAGGTTTCTTAACGTCAATCATATTAAAATTTTCCTTAAAAATAAGTTACTGTCACCCGACAGCCCTATGTTTTACATAGGATATTTGATTTTTTGTTACTGCCCCACAACCGTGCCTACCATAGAAAAGGAGATAGAAATATATTTTAGGAGGTATATATTTATGAAAAGAGTTTGTAAAAGGAGATGAACCACAGTGGCGTGTGGATATGGTAGGTAGGGTTCTGGGACAGTAGGGGATAGTTAGTTACTCAGTAATTGACCTTACATCAGTATTTCTGAGCTTCGCCAAAGCAATAAGATTTCTCTTTTCTTCAACAAGATAATACTTTCCACGACCTGACTTAGTTCTGAGGGTCTTGTGGATTTCTACATTAGGAAGTATTTTTCTGAGTTCCTGTGCTTCAGCTTTTGAAATTGCGATCAAATTTTTAACCACCATTCATAATAAATTTTTGTTTAATTTGTCAATTTACATTTGACTTATTGTGTGATATAGTATAAAATAGAGTATTATTGCTATTTTACCTTATCATATAGTAATAAAAATCAAAAACACCCACAAACCGCATAAATACGTCATTTGTGGGTGTTTTCTATATTAAATAAAAAAACGGAAATTACTTCTTTTTTCTCTTTCTATCGTATTCCTTCACATATTTATCTTGACATTCATTACACCTCTTCTTATTTTTTACTATACCGTTAACTTCAAATTCCTTACCACAATTACAACAAGCAATGGTTTTTATATTCTTTTTCTCATATCCTTGACATTTATCACAATATATCTGATGATTAGATTTCTTATAAAACACATTGCCACACTTATTACATTTTCTAATTTTCTTATTACCGTTATACCATTCAAACCAATATCCAATATTATTATAATTAATTATTTCAAACGCAACCTCGCCAGAATCACCGTTATAATCAATCTGCTCCATAAAGTTCATTCTAATACAACCACGACTATAAAGCTGTAAATAACCCCTCTTGGCAAGTTTTGAAATAAGGTCTATATTTATATCTACCTTATTTGAAATATTACTTACTTTCTTCAGGTCGGAATATCTTGATGTTCCACCTTTAAAATAAATGTTATCATAAGGTTCATCTGGTTTCTTGATTCCAAAGTATTCTTTATTAAGTTTATAGACTATAAGCAATGTAAACAACAGTTTTTTTTCATCAAGGGTTAATTCTGTTTTATTAAAATAATCAACTTCACACTTTAAAACAGAAATACTTTCTATTGTTATTAATTGATTTTTCTTACAAGTAGAATAATCTATCGCCTTATTAACCACCTTGTAGTATCTCATTCTGTGATAATCTTTGAGATATTTCTCACAAATATTATGTAACTCATTTTTTCTATCTTCCTTTTTTTCTATGTCAAGAATATCACGAAGATAGAGTGCTACAAGTTTAATTTCTGTGTTAAAATACTTTTTAGAAAATCCGTGTTCAATTATGTTTTTAGCATAGTCTAAATCTTTATATTTAAACTCGTTCATATGTCAACCTCCTGTACAGAATAGTTTTCACCCAAATATGTAATATCACCGTTTTTATCAGGCATCGGAAACATTACAGTAGAAATATCTTTTTTTATTCTCGTGTAAATGTATCTACCAAACATTTCCCACATAATATCTTTACTCTTTTGAGGATTATTGATGTAAAAATAGTCAATCACACAATTTAAAGCTTTCTCAACATTTCCTATTACAAGCATGATTTCTGAGGTGTATTTTGAAAAATCAAAAATTTCTCGTTTATCCTTATCCTTCTCAGCGTTTTCAAATTGTACCTCTCTATACAATAACATACATTCATCTATAATATCTGATATAGTATTATATTCAGAGTTATTATATTCTACATCATATTTTAACGTTGGAAGAACCTCGCTTGATGTTTCTTCTTTGATTTTTTTTGAAATTTCAAAGTTAATACCCTCTATGTATTTACAAAGCAAATTCATTGGACTATCGCTCATTGTAACAGGCATATACTTATAATAATTATCTAAGAAAGTCATTTGTTCTGGGGTCTTTTGACTTAAATCAATTAAAGACTTTAAGGAAATGCCAAAACGCTGTTTGCAAGCCGTTTCATTGCTATCAACATATTTATCATACTTCTTCTTACAATCAGGGTATCTGTATCTAAAGAAATATGGATATTTGTCAAGAAGAATACTGTTATAAAACCTTATATTCTCTATATCCTCTGGCGTATAGTTGTTCTTTTCAGCCGTTTTATCATCAGTTTTTCGATATTCAACCCATAATTTTGGAATACCCTTAACTTCTCGCCCCAGTTTAGTCTTATCAATCTGACAGCTTTGTGCTTTACAGCACTGAATTAACCTTGAATATGTAATTCTCCACATATCATTATCTTTGCCATATTTATCTTCAATTTCTTTAAGTAAAGCGTAAGCATTACTACTCTTATTTGTTATTTGACCAATAATTGAACCAAAACCAAACTTGTCGGCATTCTGAATATCTTCTTTTGTAAAAATTTTCTTTTCAGGCTTTGGAGCATCATACGTCATTGTTAATTCATTTCTGTAAACACCCTTAATAATTGTGGGGTCAGACGTTGTTGCTAAAATATCAAGGTCAAAATCTGCACCCCCGAAATTCTGCACTGTATGACCAAACCAATTTATTATAATGCCAGTTTTGCAATATCTGTACCATTTCTCGGTTTCAGCATTCTTTTTTAAATTCATAACAACGTGTTCTGATCTGAAAGTGAGGGGAGACCTCATACCGTCTACCTGTGTTACGTTGCGCTCATTCCAATAATTTGAATAAAATTCATCTTTATCAAGCAATCCAGTGGGTTCAATACCACAAACGTGTTGCATATAGGCATATGGGTCAGATACTAAAGTCTGAAAATTACCCTTGACATAAATATCACCCATGCAGCCTTTTTTTATTTTATTCTTTATCAAATCCCTTATTTTTGTACGAATAAACTTATCATTCTTCAAATCGGGATTTACCACAAGTGACTTCAACCAATAATTATCACTACTTCTCAAGAAATTGCTTATGCTTTCTTCTGTATTATTTACTCCAAGCAAAAACAGCAACATATATTCAAAGTTATCATATGAAACACCCGTTATCCAATCAACAAAAGGCTTGCATAGTTCCTTTATGTCAGTTTCATTCAAGTTCAAAGTCTGTAAGAACTGGTAATTCATCTTTAGAATGTTTTTACACTCTTTAGGTGCATACTGAGGAATACCCCATTTCAAACCATTTTTGTGGCATTTTTCAAGGTAATCATCAACACCATCATAACAATTCCAAAGCTTAAACTGCGATTCAGAAATAATAATGTCGTAATCTCGAAGATCAGCTTTTATATAACTTCCGTTTTCATCTTTGTAAATCGTATCTACTATGTAATTGCCACCATTTATTTCTTCACAAAATTCGTGAATGGGGAACGTACAAAGCATACCCTTTATAAAGCTTTGCCTTAATCCAAATTGTGAGGGTATATAATCTAATCCTAACTCATCAGCCCATTTCTTAGCCTGTCTTGGAGATATAAGTCCCATTCCGTCAGTTCTGTTAAAAGTCTGTGTAACGGTCTTATCTTCTACTAAATCATCGGTGTTTCCTGCTATCTCAGTTACAAAATGTACGTCAAAGGTATCGGTATTTTCAAAATCTTTAACTACAATAAACTTTGGTTCACTTACAACCTGAGTCGCAGAGCTGCTAAGTCCAAAATAGGCATTATATTTACTTGCAGCGAGAGGAATATTCTTATTTCTGTCATTATCAAGTCTGTAAATTACTTCATCAATAATATCATCTGGACAAACCACAATAGTTGATTTACGAGCTTGTCCAGCAGAACAACTCAACCTGTGATAAACCTTGCCGTTTATTTCAACGCCATTTTCACAAATATAATCATAATCTTTTGTACTTTCCATAACGATAGTTACATAATCTTTTACATATAGCATATCGTCTATTTCAGATTGTACTTCGTTTCTGTTAGCAACAATCTTTTCAATGTCATCTTTTCCAAGAGATTTTGAATTTGAAAGCTTTTTATCATAAATTTCTCTGTCTGTATATAATCCCTCAACCTTATCAAAATCAATAACCTGCCCACGGACTTCTCTTATTGTACGAAGCATCTGACTATCAGCCAATGCAATTACACATTTTAATTTTTTAGCTTCGTCAAATTCCATATTAATTTTATACCCAAATTCCTTCAGAAGCGAAGACTTAAATTTCAGTGTATATATCTGTCTCATGTGTTATTATCTCCTTTTACTGTATTTTATTGCTATTCCTTCACGAAGCCTTTCTGAGAAATAATTTTTTATTGTTAAAATTAAATTATTATCACTATATTTAAGAATATCAACATTGATGAACCTTGAAGATTTTTGCCAATAATAACTATTCCTACGATATGATGATTCACGTTTAACCTTACGATTATATTCTTCTGTTATGCAAATATCAATAGTATCTTCTTTGATAAACATAGTAAATGGCTGTGTAATATCACTTGAAAAATTTATCATTACAAGATACGGAGAATCCCAACTACCACGTTTTACTGTTATTACACAATTATGTTGTACTTTTTCATACCATTTTGGAATAGTATTGCAAATATCAAATATAGTGTTAATATATTCTTCTCTTTTTAATCTTGCTTCATATTTTTTATGTAATTCTATATCTTCGCTAATATATGTAACCATAGCGTTATCTGTAAATACAATTCTATTCTTAAATGTTATATTTTCAAGCTTTACAGAACGAAAAAAGCTATTTTTAACATATCCATAAGGAAGTAGATCGCATTGTAAAAGGTCATAAATTTCAGTAAAAGTATTATTTTCATAATCAAACATACCATTCATATTTTTTTCCATATGTTTTCTACCAGTGCCATATTTTTCTTTGCCACAAATCCAGATATCTTTAATATCTGCGGCTTTATACAGTTTATGACGTTCTATTTGTTCTGTTGCAATAGGACTACATTGAAATTCGATAACCCACTTTTGACCACCATATTCAAACATAACGTCAGGTCTTTGTTTGGTTTCGGGAATCCACGCTTCTAATACAGCGTTACTAACTCCGTCTTGTGACTTAATCCAGTTATATAAAGCAATTTTACCTTTAATATGTTCTTCTGTTTCAGGCTCAGAATATAAATAATCGCATTCAAATTTATCCTTGTGTCTAAAATACGGCGTGTTTATTTGACCATGGCAGTATTCATAATCTTTTCCACAAACTGGACATTTGATTATATTTTTACTTGCCCAAGTCTTCAATTCTTCCTTAGAATACTTACTGTCATAACAATTAATTGTATTATTACCAATTTTTGCTGTTATCATCTTATCATCTCCTTAAATTTAATAAAAATCTGTTTTCATACATTTGTATTTTTAATTCTTTCTTTGGCAATTTCAAAATATGTATCATCCAATTCAATACCGATAAATCTTCTTCCTAAATTCTTACAAGCTACTCCCGTTGAGCCGGAACCCATTGTAAAATCCAATATAATGTCACTCTTATTGCTAAATGTCTTTATTAACTCTTCCAATAATGCAACTGGCTTTTGAGTTGGATGAAAATTAGATTTTAAACAATCTCTCTGAAACTTCCACACCTGAGTGGGATATCTCCACCCAGTATCTATGTATTCTGTAACCTTATGTTCTTTATTGTCCGACAACTTACCGATAACACCATCTTTTACTTTGTTTGAGCGTGGCTTACCCTCATATTTAATCATCTGTGGATTATATGTAGGTTGTTTTTCATAAAATATAGATATAGTTTCTACTGTTTTACCAATTCTTCTTTTAACCTGCTGAATATTAGTTAATCTTTCCTTTTCCCAATAAATATCATATTTATAATCTTTTAGATTAGATATTCTCAACTCAGAAGTAAAAGGTTCTTGACCAAATAATATGATTGGGCTTGTAGGTTTAGTTATTCGTTTCAGCTGCTTCCACATATCATCAAAAGGAATTATAATATCCCAAGAGCAGGACGTAGAGCCATAAGGCAAATCGGTAATTACGCAATCAATGCTTTTATCAGGTATATCTTTCATAAGCTCAAGACAGTCACCACACCAAAGAGTAATATCATTCATACTTGTTACCATACTTACCACTCTGTATCAGTTTCCACAAATCCTCCAACGTTTCAGAAGGTACAACATTATTATTTATATCAGTAACTTCCATATCTTCCTTAGTTCCCCATTCTTTTTCGTATATGTACCATTCTATCCAACTTTCATCGTCACCGATAATGTCAGAAATAGTCTTTATAATAGGGAATAATGATGTGTTGCCAATAAATTTATCACCAACATCTCCAAATAACTCGTTGAATTTGTCGTATATACTTTCCAACGAGTAGTATCTTTCCTTTACAACTGTCATAAGTTTTATAAATTGTTCTTTAGTCATTTATTATCTTCCTTTCTTAACCTAACAGCAAAATTACCGCCCACAATATCATATGTAAAATCAATATTCTCAAATTTCATAACTTCCTGTATCTGTGACAGATGAAATAAATAAGCTGTCTTACCTTTTCTAATCTCAGATAGTGTATCGTTTATCATTCCAACATAATACTTGTCCAAAGTGTCACCGTCACAAGTCATCTTATGTCTGTCATCAACAGGTCTTCTTATAAGTCTCTTATCATGTGATTTACCAGTATTCATACGAAGATTGAACGAAATGCTATCCATAATTTTGCTCATATTCTTAGGGAAATAGTTGTCACAACAATAGGGAAGACCTCGGCTTGAACAGTTTCTAAATCCGCAAGTAGAACAATCGTAATGCAACCCTACAGAAGCAAATTCCTTGGCAAAGTTCATACTACACCACCTGCTTCCATAGTGCTAGTTTCCACAAGCTGATTCACAGCCTTGGCAAAATCACGTCTAATATCATTAAACTTGGTTACAAGGTTCTTCTTACTCTTACAATGTCTGCGTGTCATCAGAGCCTTCCAGCTTCTATCGGAACGCATAACTTTATAAACTCTCCTATATGTATAGGCATTATTTACAGATGTGTCGTGATACAGGTCAACAAGTGGCTTTATAATTTCTTCTACCGTAAGAGTAGAATAGTCTATAATTGAATTTGTCGTGTTAATGTTATTATTTACTTCTGATTTTGCGTTTGTATCAAAAGTGTCTGAAATGGGATTATTTATATCTAAAAACTTATTGACACTCTTTGTGAACATTTCTATATAAATTGGAACATCTGCAACTGCATCAATAGTTGATACATTATCAACCTTATACTTATTACAAAACTGAGTCATAGCGTGAATTTTATCAAATCCATATGTAGAAGCCATATCATCATAAATAAATTTATATGTTTCTGCAATAGGAAGGTCTATAATTTTTGACAATGATGCTACTAAAGGCGTAGCAATATTTCTCTTCCAAGAAGAACAGTTTAATGGAGTAGGCGTAAGTTTCTTGATTTCTTTTTCAAGAGCAGCTACATCATTTGGTAATGCTTCAAACTGATTTATCCTTGCTGACATATCCTGTATTGTTCTTGCCATTGCTCTCATTATCGTTACAACATCTTTTACTCTAAAATAAGTATTAACAAGTTCTCTCTGAACCTGCCATGCCAAATCATCGGTAAAAGATTTTACAAGCATAAGATAACCTGACTCGGTGATAAGAGTAACATCATTCTGTTGACGCCTATCCATATCTCCAATCGCTGTCCGAAATTCGGACGGCGATATTTTATAAAAATCTTCACCTTCAATAAAATATTTCTTATTATCATTAAACCTTTTTCTCGCAGTTCCATCAGGTCTCTCATGAACTGTATCAATATCCTTGAATGTCACCACTCTGACATTGTTGTATTCTTTGATAGGCAAAGCGTGATTACCTACCATTATTGTATTTTCAACTGTTGTCATTGAATTTTCGATCATTTTTTATTATTCTCCTTTTATTTACATTATAATGGTATCGCCACTTACATCTCACCCAGAACCACATCTCCTATATCCTCTGAGTCAAGTCCCATTTTAACAAACATATTTTAAGCTGTCAGTAAAATATAAGCATACTGTTCTGAGCTAATCTGAACTGATTTCAGCCACTTTAACTTTGATAGTATAATTTCACCTATAAAGGTGTAAAGTGTCTGTATCGTGTGCAGAGTTGAGTATTTGAGTATCGTGTTAATAATCTTCTACTTTGGACAGAATATTATCGAGTCTATCATTGATGTTATTCATATAGTCAATAATATCGTCAATAGTAGTAAGACTGCCTTCTGATACCTTTTCTCTAACCATAATCTTACGACAACCTCTAATAAGAGCTTCTATAGATGAATAGTATCCGATAATATCTTCATACTGCCCAATTTCACCAGTAGGTTTTCTTGTCTTACGATCAATCTTTTCACGCTCACCACATTCCATAAGAATATACTGGTCTGAATCAGCTGTAAAATAGAAATTATCTGTGATTTTAATTTTATTTGCCATTTTTAACATCTCCTTTAATATGTACATTTTAATACCGAGTCTTTTCTGCTCCTAAGTATAGTATATACTGGAAATTTTAATTTGTCAAGTGATTTTTACAATAAATCTTATTAATTACTTATTGTTTATAGAAGGAGCAAGTACAGGAGCAAATTCCTCAACCCTATACCTCTGCTTTAGTTCTTTCAGCAATGCCTTGATGTTATTCTCAGCTTGATCATCGGGAAGTACATATATATTAGGGACATTTCTCGGCTGTCCGTGGTGTATTTGATAAATAGGTTATTCAACACTTTTGTCATCGTTCTTCTTAGGATTTACCTCTAATTCCTCAAAACGAATATTCAAAAGATAATCTGTTAATGCCATTTGAATTTCCACATAATCAGACTTATACATAAATGGTTCTCTCTCAAAAGGATTATATTTACCCCATTCACCGTTTTCTTCTGCTTCAGCCTTATCACACTCATATTCAAAGAACCTTGCCTCGGCTTCTTTATATTTTTTTTCTGCCTGCGTATTAAGACATTTAATTATCTCTTCATTGAGCTGAGTCCTTTTATCTTCAATAGAAAGCTTTTTAATCTCTTCTGCTTTAAGTGGTATCTGTTTAGCAATATCATCAATATAGACAACTCTGAGCTGGGGATAACACTTTTCCCATCCATATTCTTCTTTAATATACTCATTGAACTTTTCATAAAAATCATCACATTTATAACGAAGCATTATCTCTGTCATATTATCATATCCCATTTCCTTGATAATTTTATTTTTGGCTTCAAGTATTATCTTATCTTCATAAGCGTTTGACTCTCTATAATCAAGGTGCTGAGAATCATCTTCATTATATTCAGCTATAATATTGACTTTCTTATAATCAATGAGAAATCTATCTTTCATACTCCTAAGAGCTGAATAAAGTATCCTGTTGAGCTTCTGTTCTGCTCTGAAATAAAAGTTGTTTATATCAAAATTAGAAACCTTGGGGCTATTTGTAAAAGCAAATTTATCCTCATTATTCATAATAGTTTGTCTTAATATCTCGTTTGCCTTAGTAGAACCCATTCTGTTTCTAATATCATAGCGATCATTTGTCATACCGAGAATACGATACATTTCCTTATTACCCAAGGTTACTTTATAATCAACTTGTTTTGAAAGAAACTCTAAAAGCAGCAACTCTATGTACTTTACATAAAGACCTTCTCTGCGTTTACGAGCATCATCAGTAGGGAATGGCTCTTCATATATTTCATCAATAACAAACTTCTGTCCTTCCTTATGAAATTCAAAATATCTCTTCCAACGATTGATCTGTGCTTTTCTTGAATTACCATCAGTAGGTTCTTCCTCAAGCAAATCACACATAGTTTTATAATTTCTTACGCTATTGTTCTCCGCTAAAGAGATATTATTTGTGATATATGCTTGTAACTTACTAATATTTAACTCATTTTTGCTATAATCTTTGTATTTCATAATATTGCAATTTTCCTTTCTGCTTAGACTCGGACAATTCCGTTAGTCTTTAACCTATACATATACAGTGACATTATTTAATAATAGTGATATTATTAAATTGTTAAAACTCGGACGATTATAAGTGTTATATAAACCATAATTATTATAAACATTATAATCGTCCGAGTTTTTAATTTCTCATTATTATCATTATCATCTCCTTTGTTGTCAATAAAAGTATAATTCGCCCTTTTTTCTTTTGCTACTTTTCTTTTTTGGGCGATAGTCGGCTATTTCACATAGTTTTATGAGGCTTTGCGCAGCAAAGACCATAAAACGTGAAATGGACGAGTTTGTCAGCAAAAAAGAAAAGTAGGTTTTAAACATTATTATATTATTACTTACTTATAATATATCCACAATACTATTATAGCACATTTCATAAAAATGTCAAGCGATTTTTAACTGGATTTTATTACTTGCTTGAATATAGAGCATATAGTAATTTATAATTTTCATAAGAACATAAGAAAACAATTTGTAATTTTAATGACTTTCGATTTATTTTAATAAACTTGCGATATTTACCTGATTTAAGATACTTCTGATGCTTTAGATATAGGTTTAATTTTTGATACTTTTATTTGATTTTTATAGCATTCGGAGAAAGTATAGGTTTTATCGGTGCTTGAGCGATTTAGGGTTTGTGTTGATTTTTGGAGCGTTTGAGGTGTGATCTGAAGTGAACAAGCTGTATTTTTGATTTGGTTCTGAATGTGAATATAGTATTGAAGTGTTATTTTTAAGATGTTTGTATCAGGCTCTGTGATTAGATTTGAGAGGTGTTTGTGTGGATAGAGTATATTTATGTTTTAAGCATGAAAGTGAGCGTAGAGTGTGTTGTAGTTTGTCTGAAAGTGTGATATGGATATAGATTTTGGGGTTTGATATAGGGGATTTTTGAGATTGTTTTTATTGAACTGGAAATAGGATGGATAGGGGAGTTTGTCGAAGAGCAGTACCGAATGATTTTTGATGATTTTTGGAGTGAGAGATTTGGTGGTGAGATTTTTGGTGATTGGTGATTTGAGTGTTGATTTGGATTTTTAGACGTGTGAGTTGAGTGGAACTACTATAGGCTTTCTGAACAATCAAACTGCAATTTTAAATGTAAACATACCCTCCGTATTGCCGATTCTATGCCGTTTTTCTCCAAAACACAACATAGAAATCAATATTTTGGAAACATTTTTAATAACATTTCTTAATGAATTTTAGAGCTAGCTTTAGTAACATTTCTTGAAGTTGTTATGTAAATATTGTTGCTGGCAGCATTAAAAATAATGACTAACGGTCACTTTTTCTAATAATGACCAATAGTCATTATTAGTGGTTCGCTAACATTGTTAATTTATTTAACACTGTTAACTAATTAAAATCAAATCAAAGCATAATAAAGAAAACAAGAGAAAACAAAAGAAAATCAAAGCATACAAGAGATATTTTAAAAAATACATCATATATCACCACATATATAACTACACCTAATTAGTACACAAACAATCATTTTCGGTTATGCTCTTCAGGTCTGCCCTATAATATCCCTATATTCCTACTGTATTACTAAACTTTATCACATTAAAATATACAGCGCTAGTATATAATAATTTCATACCAAACACTCCCACATTATGCAAAACGACCAAATTTCACACCTTAAAACTATGCAATATTACAACATAAATATATCTAACAAATCACATATTTATTACTAAATTATAAACGTCAATTATTGAATATCAATAACAAATTATCATTTATCAATAAAATTATATCAAATAACAATAAATTGCACACACGCCATTTTAACATACCTATTAATATAAATATACCACTATAAACAAAACGCCGTATAACGCATTATAGCAGCACTCACGGCTATACTTCAGGCTCAGACCGTTATTATACAATATGCACAATACACTGCTGTTATATTTATATATTATGCCTATTGACATTTCAATATTACACATTCTGATTATATTTGGCTATTAGCTCCGACGCTTCTATAAATAATTTACTACATTAAAATATATTATATTGCTATGATTATAGTACATTATATATTATGCTACATTCATTTAATCAATGCCCATCGGTTAGGCAACATTATACAATAACACACTATATAATCCAATATAACGCCTATTACAGCAACGTTATAAACAACAATATAATTACACTACTGCATATATTAAACGGCTGTATGGGCGTGTATGGTGTGTTATAGTGATATGTTATCGGGTGTATTCCTCTGTTGGTATATCATTATTTATAATGTACAACGCTGCATTTATAAATAATGACTGTTTACTTATATTCATATCCTTGCAATATTTTTCAATAATTTCATAATCTTTCGGCTTTATGCGTAATGCTGCATTTCTGTAGTTTTCTTTATTATACTTATTGTTATAATCTGATTTGTTATACATTTTGTATCATTCCTAACTATAATATTTTGTGCATTTTTATATATAACTTTTCTAAATTCGTGATTATAATTCTTAAATTTGTGCAATATCACAACAAATATACACTATATACAGTATATAAAGCTTTTTATACGCTGTTTTATGCTTGTATTTTATTGTCATTTTGCACAATTTACGTCATAATGCACAAATCGGCTTGCTTTACACCTGCGTTAATGTGTGCTATAATATAATTACAGTAAAGGAAAGGAAAACGAAAAGAAAATCTCTTGACTGTAAAATAAAAATCCGATATAATATAAGTACCAATTATATTATAAAGGTGGTGAAAAGGTGGTGTATGAAATGACTGGAAGAGAAGTTGTTAATCTGATTGATAAGCTCAGATCTGAAGGACTTGACGATACAAAGATAATTGAAATTATCAAGTACGTTGAGTTAAACGACCCTAAAAACAACACATCAACCAAATTAGATAATAACTAATCATAACACAAAGCCCCGAAAAAGTCAAGCCAATAAAACGGCTTGACAAATCGGGTACTAAAAAAATATAATAATAAAGGAGCTAATAATCATGAACACTATAAAAGCAACATTCATCCAGGTGATCCGCTTCAGACTTTCCGAATTCTTCCGCCGTAACAAGCGGAGAATAGAGGTAAAAACCTGCACAATGCAATCAATATAAAGTAATTGATAATATGCTATGCAATTTTATGGAGGTTAAACAAATGAAAAACACTAATAAAAGAAAAACAATTGATAGATGGGATATAATGACAAATTACGGTTACGGTTGGGAATGTGAATGCTCTGAATATACATACAAAGAAGCTAAAGAGCGTTACAAAGAATACAAAGAAAACACTAACGCAAGTGTAAAGCTTGAAAAGCATAGAGAATACAAGTAAATAATAATTTGGAGGTTAAATATCATGTATAATTATCTTGAAGCAATGAAATCCGAAATAAAGGATTATATCAAAAACGAGGTCAACACTTCAAACTATTCCGACCGTGAGGAACTCGAAAACGATCTGAATGATATCCTTTGGAACGAAGACAGCGTAACAGGCAACGCAAGCGGAAGTTACACGTTTAATTGTGCTGAAGCTTTCGGATATGTTGATGATAATATAGACTTGCTCGCTGAAGCTTGTAAAGAATTTGGTGTCAATAATGAAACAGTAGGCGAAAAGTTTCTTAATGAAGACTGGGAATATTTTGACGTAACAATCAGATGTTATCTTTTAGGTTGGGCTATTTCGGAAGCTCTTGACGAAATAGAAGACGATCTCGAATTTGCAGAGGAAGAATAACACAATCAAACTATAAACTATAAGCAAATGTTAAAAATAGCACGGTTAAACGGCTGTAAATTGTTAGTCTCTTGCAATAGTGGGAGACAGCTAAAAAATCAATGGAGGGCGTAAAAATGAAATATCATAAGATCCGAAATGTACCTTTAAAAGTATGTACAGCTGAAGCGAAAATTGCTTATAACCTAGCAAGCACATACGCAACAGATTATAGAAACACATATAAGAAGAATGCTTCCCATGTTTCAGAAATCGCCATATCTGACTTCATCTATGAGGCTGTTAAGTGGTGCATGAAGATGTGGAAAAGCGGTAACACCTATCAGACTTCATCCAACAAATACGATATTGATGTTATTTTCTGTTGTTTAAATGCCGGAATAGAAAATTATTTCAAAGGTGATTATGCTATTCTTTCGAGTTATGAGGAAATCGGAAGAATATTCCCATCACGGTATCTTTGATAAAACTATATTCAATGGAGGAAATAAAAATGGAAAATGCATATAAAACTATAAATGAAATTTCGTATAATGAAAATACGCCTAATGCAGTAATTAGAATTTTAAACAATGCTATGACTACAAAAAAACGTATTAGAGTTTTTTACGGAGACACGGAAACGGGGAAAGATTGGTTAGAAATATTTGATACAATGGGGTATGTTGGCAAAAGCTGTGGACGGATTACAATACCTATTCTTGTTAATAATAGCCGTTCTACTGGAGGATCAGCAATTTTAACAAGCAACATTGTAAAAATAACAATTGATAAAAAGGTTGTGTATCAGCATTTAAAATATTATCTTCCCAAAATGGAGATAAAAGAGGCTGACAAAACATTAAAGGGAAAAGGATATTTCTATTCTGTTTTTGCTGATGGGGAGAATATTTATAATTGCAAGACTTTAAAACAGGCAGAAAATGAAATAGCTTTTCACAAAGGAACAATTAATAAAACGTGTATTTGATGGAGGAAATAACAATGAAATACTTATTTGAAACAACTATTACGATGAAGGAATATAATAATAAAAAATACTGGATTGATCCTAATATTGTTGGCAAAAACATAATAGAATCAAAAAATATAACAGATGCTTTAAAAAAGTATGCTGAATTGGTGGAAGATAAATATTACATTGGTATTTCATCTAACGCTTTAAAAAATAAAAGCCCAATGTATATTGATGGTGTGAATGGTGAAGCTTGTCAAATTGGATATGTTATTACTGGGAGCATGGATTTTGATGATGATAAAAAAAATAAATGGTTAAAACAGTATATTGATTTATGGATAACGGTATTTACTGTTACGGATACAAATTTTGAAGAGGAATAAAAAAGCTTGTTTGATGGAGGACTAAACGCAATGGAAAGAGTAATATTTAATATTTGGGTAATTGATACCAATACTTGCAGAATCACAGCACATGACATTAGAACGGAAATACGAAAACTTTCAGATGGTGGATGTATATGTGACATTGCTACTTTGTTTGACGAAATGGATCGTATTAAGGATGAAGCGTCTATGTTAGGATATAATGGTATTCGATATAATTTATAAACGATAAAACAATACTTTGATGACTTTGATAAAAGGAGGAAAATTCAATGTTCATAATAGTTTTAATGCTCTATCTTTTCGCTGGCGTATGTGAAGATATATGGCTTCAGATCAAAAAATAACACGGAGGAAAAAATAAAATGAAAGCAAAAGCAAGAATAACAAAACGGAAAATAAATATTATAAACCTTTTGAGCACTATAATATTATTGTATATCCTCGGAAGCTTCTTTGAGGTCAATATACATAATAGACTTGATGCCGATCCATTGGAAAATCCATATAACGCATTTAGTCTGTTAAGCCAGGCTATGGAAAATAATTGAAGAGGAACAACCATAATGAACACAACATTCACAAGCTTTACGGAAATTCTTACAAGCTTATATAATGGCAATAGGGGAGAAGCACAGCAGGCAGCGGAAGTTATCAAGTATGATAACACATTCAGTCTGTCGGAAGAATTTGAACGCCAAAAACAGTGTCGGGCTAATTATGAAGCTCTGAGGCTGAAAAAGTATTTTGAGGGCGTAACAATTCATTAGCAAAGCAATAAAAATCGATTGACTTCGCATGGATATTATGATAGAATAGGGGTAATCGGGTCGCACCTCGTGTGGGGTGTGTGAGTTGAAATCACACGGATATTATGATAGATTAAATATAAAAAAGTACATTTAACAGGAGGAAAATATTATGACTATACAGGATTTTATGGAATTACTTATTGACGGTGACTCACAGCATTTTAATATTTACGATAACGAAAAGGAGGAAATTATATTTGACGGATCTGGAAGTGAAATACCCGATGAACTTCTGGATGAGGAAGTTTCTTCTATGGACAATGTTTATGATAATAACGATATTATTACGTTAAACATCAATTAAGCTGTCCGGGCAGCTATAAACAGTCCATTAAGTGGTTTGCCGAATAACCACCACAAGGAATGATTACGGTTTTTACATACCGTATGAAGCCGTATGAAGTAAGCCTGATTGGAATGTTCACGTTCCCGAGGGAGCATATAATGAATATGTCTGCGTTGACGGATTGCAGCGAATTACAGCTTGTCTGAGGTTTGCTAATAATGAAATTCCTATCTTTGGACGTTATTATAAAGACTTTGAAGATAAGCCAAGAATGAGACATACATTAAGGTTTAATGTCAATGATCTGAAAACCGAAAAGGAAGTTTTACAATGGTATATTGATATGAACGTAGGTGGAACACCTCATACATCGGAAGAAATTGAGCGTGTCAAGAAGATGATTGAGGAACTGGAATAGTTTAATGAAAGGTGGATTTTATTATGTCAAATGAAAATAGAGTATATCAAATATCGTGTCCAAATTGCCATCACGAGTGGAGTTATAGCGGAAACTATTATTCTCAGAAAATAAAACAATTAGGACATGACATTGAAGAAATAAATAATCAAATTTCAAAAAATAAAAAGCTTCCAGAATGCAAAAGAAATAAGGAGTGGGAAAAAAGTGCTATTGAAGCAAAAAATATAAAACTTAAACAGTTGAAAGAGCTTAAAGATATAAAATCTCAATATAATATTGAAATGAATATGAATATCTATGAATGGTTCAAACAGCTTGTTAAGGATGAAATTGGAGAAAAACGTTATAAAGAACTTATTGAACAAGCTGATAAAGAAGCAAGAGCATATAGTATAAATACTATTGCAAGAACAACATATTCAAGAAAGGACGGAAAGAATATTATTTCAGTAACTAAGATATAATAAAACGCAAGTTCTATGAATTTGCGAGCAAATAATAAAATAAAGCTATCCTCTTGACAAATATAAAAAAGTATGATATTATTAAATCATCGAAATGATGATTGCGAATTATCATTACTTTTAATTTTGTCAGGAGGATTTTTATGGATAAATTTAAGATGTACCAAAAAGGTATCAGCATTAAATCCCTTTATAATATGTATTATGAGGACATTCCTGAAGTTGACTTCACAGACGATATGCAGAGAGGAGAAGTATGGAGCAATACCCGAAAATCCCTCTATATCCATTCTATACTGCTGAAAATAACCGATGCACAGTCCCCATTTATAGCAGGTGTGAGGGAGCTTCCCAATGGAAATACCCTTCTCAAAATCTTTGACGGAAAGCAAAGAGGAACAACTATAATCCACTATATAGACGGAGATTTTGCCCTTACAGGACTGACAAACGAGCCTGATATATATCTCAACGGAGAACCAGTCAAGCTTCAAGGGAAGCGTTTTAAACAGCTTCCTCCCAAACTCCAAAGTTGGATACTTGATACAACTCTGAATGTTTCTATAATGGAAAATGCTACACCCGAGCAGGAATCTCTTATTTTCCGCAGACTTAATAACGGAAAATCAATGAGTAAATTCGATATCGCCCGTTCCTATAAGCAGGGAATGGAAGATATTAAGGAGCTTACCAGCCACGAGCTGTTTAATGTAATGCTCACCTCAACGGAAAGAAAAGCCCTTAAACAGCAGGAAATCATAATCAGATCGTGGATAGCTCTCTTTGAGGAAGAACCAAACCTCACTCCAGCCCACGTCAATGAGGTCATGAAGGTTTTAAGCATTGATGTAGACGAAAGGGAACAGCTTAAATCTTCGTATGACTTTATATTTGAAGCATATAAACTTATGGCAATAGAGAAGGAAAATTTAGATATTATCAAATTGATGTTCAAACCTACTCATCTTATGGGATATCTGCCGTATCTGGAAAAATTTGATACGCCCGACCAGTTTGCAAAATGGGTTGAAAAATTCTTTGGTAAGATGCCTGAAGAATATGCTTCTCTCGTCAGAGAACATACCACAAGCCCCACAAGCATAAAAGCAAGAAGAGAACTTATAGAAAAATCAGTCAATGAGTTCCTCGGAAAATAATATCAATATAAAAAATATAAAAAATAATCGTCATCTTTGATCAGGTGACGATTATTTTTATTTGTCGGAACAATAAATATATTGACATATTTGGAAAAGCATGGTATAATACAAGCAGTAGGGAATACATTGGCGTTGTTTTGAAGAGTTTGGACGTATAGAGTAGGCGGTAAACCTCCCGACCATCACCACATTGGTTGGAAAGGAGGTCGAAATTCACAAACCTTTGTGGAATAACTGCAAAGGAGAGTGGAAATTATTTCTATTGATACTATTATAAATATTATCAGCTGTGTTATTACACTGGTTGATTTTATCTTTAGTCGTATAAAGAAGTAATCCGCCTAACTGGTACTTAGGCGGATTATTAACACTTAAAATCATTAATTCGTCGGGAACTATCGTCTATCCAATGTGTTCCCTACATTTATTATTATACAGTATATACGCAAATTTGTCAAGAGAAAAGTCTGTATTTTTATAGATTTTTCTGCACAAAAAAGGAATATAAAAAAGATGCTAAAAGGATGTTTGTTTCAGACGTCCTTTTTTATTACCCAAATCTAAGCGGAAAATTTTTGGATTTTTACCAATAAAAATGTCATCATGAGTAAAAGGCTAATGTTTTTCGGAAGAAATAGACTTTATAAATTCGGAAAAATTATCAAAAACTTTCCGTTCCAACGGAGAGGTCAAAAACCTGTTTCTTTTATAGAGTGTTTCCATGCGTTCAGCACGTATCTTAGCGGAAGCCTGAGATATGTCACATATCATAGCAATGTCTTCAGCGGAATGAATGTTGCAGCCCCATAAAACGCAAGCAGGCGCCAAAATGCCAATAGCAAAGCGTTCAGCCTCATATTCATCACTTGTCGGAATAATCAAATGTCCCAGCTCATGAGCAATGGTGTAACGCTGAGCCTGATGCGTTTCAGAATCATCAACAATAATATAATGCTTGCCTTTGGAAAAAATAAGCTTTCCTCTCTGACCATGAGATAACCGCATTTCATGATCAGATAAGTCGGAATTTTTTATAATATCAACATTGTAATGATGACATATTACCGATAGCTTGGTAGGAAGAAATGATATGCCACAGTCAATAAGACACCGCCAAGCAGCATCTCTCGCCCTGATATAGTTATTATAATCCAAAAAGATCACCCATAACTATTATGGAAGATCATGCGGAATATATGAGCGGAAAATATAAACATCATTGCCTTAAAAAGCAATAAAACACGATGGACAAATCGATTTGTTTGTGATATAATATACTTATGAAATATAATAGGAGGTAATAAAAACAAATGGTTAGAATTATTATTTACCAATAAGGAAGATATAAAATCAGGCAAAAGATATATTACAATTAACAAAATTTTTGAAAAAACATTGAAATTGGAAAAATAATATGATAAAATAGAGGTGTAAAAATGATAACCAAAATGATTTTACAAAGCAATAATTTTAAAGCAGAATATAATGTAAATGGAGAGACATATATTATGGATTACGCTAAAGAAATTAACTTAAAAACAAAAACTTCATCTGTAATCAAGTTTTTGAATTGGTCTATTTTAGACGGAATTAAAAAAGGATATAAAGATTTTAAACTTATAATTGAAGACGATGGAATATTTTCCAATACTTGTGTTCCTATAGCAGCTTTGCTTCAATATTATAAAAACAAAGAAGATCTGACTTTTGAAGTGGTTCTTCCACTAAATGGATATATAGAACATACTCATATGAATAATCCTTTAGTTGCCAAGGATTATATACATAGTTATCAGATAAATTCACCTTTTGACATTGTATGGTTTTTTGATAGTGATGTTGAGGTTAATACTCTTGTAAATAATTATCTGTTGTGCCTTCGTCAATCAGAAATTATAGCAGATGGCGTTATCGGAAGCATTGAGTGGTGTATTAACGAAGTAATGGACAATGTGCTTCAACATTCAGGAGTAGGCTGTGGTTATATTATGGGTCAAATACATCAAAGTGCTAAAAGACTTAGTTTCTGTATATTTGATTATGGAACAGGAATATATAATTCTCTGAAAAGTTCATCGGAACATCATCCTCAAACGCCTATTGATGCAATTACAATGGCTTTACAGGAAAAAGTTACGAGAGATACAAGTATAGGACAAGGTAATGGTCTGTGGGGATTATCACAAATTATTACCAAATCTAATGGGATTTTAAAAATAAGCTCTAACGGAGCTACATATGAGAACACAAATGGAACTATAGAAACCGCCAAACGAGGAGGTTTTTATTTAGGAAAATCCAATGGAACAACAACAGTAGATTTCCAACTGGATTATTCTAAAGATATCGATATTACTTCAGCATTAACAAATAGTTCAGGTTGTGCTTATAACAGTGTGGATTTGTGGCTTGAAAATCTCGAATCAGACACGGATGAAAACACTGTAAACATAAAGATATCTGAGATGTCAGGAGGAACAGGAACACGTAAATCTGCCGAAAAGGTCAGAAATATGGTAATGAATATCGTAAATAATGATAAAAAACGAATAAATCTTGACTTTGAAGGAATAAATACGATCAGTTCATCATTTGCTGACGAACTAATAGGAAAAATAATAAAAGAAAAAGGCTTTGTTTTCTTCACACAGGCTTTTAGATTGACTAATTTAACACCTTTCTTAATTGCTATCATAAATCGCTCGGTAGAACAGCGTATGGCACAGATATACTACGATAAAGAGATGACGATAGAATAAAGTTAAAAAGATCATATCAACATACTACATACAAAAGTCCTACTCAATTAAGAGTAGGACTTTGCTTATTACAATATAAAATTATTGACATCTACTACAGATTTAAACCTATTTTCTTAACTTTAAGCCAATCTCTTCACAAATACCTGCGAAAATGTATAACATAATATAGATTATGCACATATTAAACACCCCTTAATTGATAAACAATCTAAATTGGTTACTTGTGGATATATCTTTTACTACATTATAGACAATTATTTTGTGATTGTCTAGAGCTTTTTGTAAAAAGAATAAAAAAGTCTTCTTACAAGCATTTTGTAAAAAGACTTCTAAGAATATTGATCTAAGCTATTTATTCTGGAGTTTCTCCTCTTAATTCAAGTATTTCATTACAAATACGTTTGACTTGCTCATACCACGCATAAGATTCATTGCCATAATTATATACATTATAGGCATCATGAATTGCACGGCGTAAATCAGAGGAAGAATAAGATTCTGGTGAATCTGTGATGGCATCGATATCACTTATCTTGTTTACATATTCTAACATGGCAACCTCCTATATTATTTATTGTTTTCGATGTTTCCTGTATTTTTATTATATCTTCATTCAAATGAAATGTCAATAAATTTCGTTGACTTTAATAAAAAACATTATTTTATACAAATGTTGGACTTTGAATTGTATAAAATCACTACCAGAATAGATGCATTGTTTTTAGTAATTGTTATTATTTATGCCGTCTGAGCAAAACATACCTGTCAAACAAGAGAGGTTTAGTAAAATAATAGAAAAGTCCTTCTTACGGGTGAGGTAAGAAGGACTTGGGGTTATGAGTTATCTGATAAGATTTTATTCAATAGGTTTTCAATACAAGTGTTATCATTAAGAAATAAAACGTTTAACGCTTCCATAGCTTCTTTTGTTTGTCCCCATTTTGATATTAATTTGTCGTAATCAGTAACGGATAAAATAAATGAATTAAGAATGATTTTTTCGTCTTTGTTGGTATTTGCTAAGTTTTTTTGTAACATCTTAATCTTATTGCAAAATTGTATTTTGGATTCATTAGAAGTGATCATCATTAATCCTTTAGGGTCAATAAAACTAATACGTTGTATATTAGGCTCTTTAATCCAAAGAATAAAATCTGGATAAAAGTTGTCTGCTTCAAAAAATCCAATTCCTGTTTTGCTTTTGTTTCTAAGTAGATACAATTCTTTGCCTTCTAAAAATTTAATATGCTTACTAAGATAATCTTTTAATAGGATTACAAATTTTTCTTCCCCCGAATTTAAAAAGGGTAATGGTGAACTTTGTATGGAGGATTGTACAGAAGATTGCAAGGAGATTAGGGGAGTGTATAAATGCTTTTCAAAGTCGAAAACTTTAATTTCGGCAGAGTCGTCAGACTCGGAATCAGACAACAAAACGCAATTCTTTTCATCAAGCATTTTGTTAATCTTTGTTATAAACTCGTTGAGAAGTTCTATATTGTTTGCATCTGTATCAGTAATTGTTATTTTGTATTCGTCATAAAAATTTTTGTCATTTTCTTCAAGGTCAACATAAGATAAATATTGATATTCCCATTTTTGGCGATGGTACATATAAAACCTATCCATATATCTTTTTAATGCTATTATTGCGTAATCTGTAAGATTCTCTAAATCTTTATAAGTGTTAATTTTGAGGTAGTTTTTGGGAATAATTAAAGAATACCAAGCTTTATATCCTATTTTATATTGTAGAATTTCTTGTAATTTAGATTTGTCAATTATAATATTATAGAAATGCTTTTCATTTTTGTATTGTAATAATTCGGAATATATCCTTGCATAGTTTAAACAAGAAATTAAATTCGACTCAATGCAGTTTTCTTCGTCATTTGAATTAAAATGATGTTCTTTGTCTGATAAAATAGCTTGTACTTTTGAGCGACAGTCAATAGAAATACTATGTTTACTAAGATACTCGCCAAATCCATTCACAACATTATCTGGTTTATCAAGAATTAATCTTTTGGATTGTTTTTGAAAATTTTTGTTTTTAGGAATTTGTATTACCTGCAGCTTCTTATCTTTGACCATATCAAAACGTTTGTGAATTTTCAGACGTATTTCTTCAGGCTGTTTGACATCTTCTATCTCAAGAAATTTTCTGAAATCCTCCATATATTGTGCTTTGATACCAAAAATAGTGAGTGTTTCAAGCAACGGAAGAAATTTAGGAACGTCAATTTCTTTATCAATTTTTCCGCTTCGTTTTAAGCAGCCCTCATATCCTCGGAGACGCACGCCTCGCCCAAAAAGTTGTATTGCTTGTGAACCCTCACTTTTTGCAAAATTAATAAGTCCCATTGTAGATACTCTCCAACTGTTCCAACCTTCCGTAAACTTTCTTGACCCAATGAGAATATTTGTTTTGGAATCCCTATTGTTGATTGTTCTAAACATTGATTCAGATGCAAACTCTTCTGTGCCAGTTACTAACTTATTTTCACATTTTTTTATGAGAGTAGCGGCATCTCCAACAGAAATAACACCAAAGTAATCATTGTATTCACCAATCTTTAATGCAATTTCTCCATCAGACTGTTTGAGATTAATAATATGCAATCTTGGCTCCTCGGGAACAGAATTTACATTGAATACCAAGCGCAGAATATCTATGTAAATATCGCTTGCTGATATATTACCATCAAATACAGATTTTAAGTATACAAAGTCATTAGAAAATAGTTCATTTTGCCCGTTATAAAGACCAGTATCATGATTTAATATTGCATCGATTTTTCTTATGGTATCAGCTTTATTATGCACGAATTTATCTATAAAAGATAGTACTTCTTCAACATCTGTAAGTAATTCCTTGACGTTACTATTATCTTTATTATCTTTGTTAATAGGTTCACTCACTCTGTTTCCTACAAACACAAGCAAAGGTTTTTCTATATGAAATGGCATAAATTCTTTTTTGTGTGTATCATATAGTTTCATTTGTTGATAAAAAGACATAAGACAGCCTACAAGGTAAGTTTGCTTGTATTCTTCAGTAATGTTTTCTTTTAAATTATAAATACGATAATCTTTACCATATCCATCATCATAGAAATACTTATATGAATAATCCATAATGATAGAATTACCATACTCAACTATAAGATTATCCAGTTCTTTACTGTTCTTACTTCCAAGCGCTTGTTTAAATGTTGCTGAGTATTCAAAAGCAAACCCTTTAGCAGAAAGTCTATTGCGATAATCTTTCCAAACATCACCTTTGAGTCCTTTATGACCTTCGTCAACGAGTACAAGGTTATTTTGTTCAAAACTGTCAACGGATACTGTTTTGACCTTGCCTTCCTCTTTCAGCTTATTCATATCAATAACAATAACTTCATTTTTAGCAGCAGAAAATCCACTTAAATCTTTGGAAAAAAGCTGTGCGGGAATAGAGGAAAGTTTTAATTCCTCCAAATGCTGACTTGACATTCCTTCGTTTGGAGAAAGAAGAATAATCTTGTTTATTTCAATATGGTTGTTTGTACGTCTTGCACGTTTCAGATAATGCAGGAATTGCAGTAAATTTATGTGCATTATCAGCGTTTTGCCGCTTCCTGTTGCACACATAAATGCAAGTTTGTTCATTGTTTCGGCAGTATAATGAGTAAAACTGTTCATGCCGGGAGTTTCAGCACTTACTTCTACTTCATCAATAAAGCTGTTTAAATCCTTGATAAAGCCGTCTCTGTCGGAGAAATAGCGGTCAAGGTACATTTCTGTAAAGAGGAGCGAAATATACTGATAATATTTAAGCACAATGCCGCCGTTACGGTTTTCTCCGATTTGTTTGATGTATCGGCATATATTCTCATCGTAGATACGAAGTTTGTCTGCATTTAATCCACTTTCGGAGTAAAGGCGTTTCAAATACACATAAAACCATGTGTTCTGATTTTCATCATAGCCTTCATATTCTGAGCTGTTGAGTGTTTTTGACAACTCTTTTAGACTATCCTTGCCAAAGCACTTTAAAAAGTATCTAAAAAGGATAAGTCTGTCATTGAACGACACAGGCTCTTGTTTTTTCTTTGCCACCTCTTATTCCTCCTCAAACATTCTTTTTTTAAATTCAATCTCCGTCATTAGAACTTTAAAACCATCTTCTTCGATACTAATATCCTGAAGATTGTTATCGCCATTAACATAAATAATGTCATATCCTTCGTTTTGAGAATCTGTACAATATTTAATGAAATACGTATCAAGAGCAGCGTTGCTTTCAATGAGATTATCAGAAATAGTACGCCATATTATGAGTACACGTTTTCCGTCAGGAGTTGTGCCTGTAACGTGCTTAAAATTATATATACCATTAGTATTTTCGATAAGTTGCACAGCTCCTTCATATTCACTATTCTTGTCTTCAACCACATTAAAAAATGAGATTACACTTGATTTTTGCACAGTAAGACCAATAAGATAGTTAAAGGTTTCAACAATATCAATTTTCTTTTCCTTAATCTCGTTGTTTTCTGTTATCTTTAATTTGTATTCAAATGGATGATTAAAAGCATCGAGGTTAAGAATAGAACCTTCGGATTCAATATCAAGCATATAATTAATAAGATAATCATTTCCAAGTAGGGAAGGAATGACATCTATGTCATTGAGAGTTATATTTGAAAGTGCATCCTCGTAACTTTCCAGTTTTATATATTTCATTATATGAGAAATGCCTGTGTTACGTGATGTTACTTTGTCTAATTTCCAGTCACTCGAATAAATAACATTTTTTTGTACGCTTTAACGTTTTGTTTGTGAAAATTGTCTCATCGTCTTGAATTAGAATATACTTCCTTTTGCTATTTGCATTTTTCTTATTGTAATCAATAACTGCATGAGCTGTAGTTGCCGATCCTGCAAAAAAATCAAGTATAACACCATTTTCATTTGATGAGAGCAATTTTAGTAAACGTTCAAACAACTTTACAGGCTTCTTCCCGTTTGGTAGTTGAACTCCACCTTCATTGTGTACATTATTTATTCCAATATCATCCCATATATCACCCTTTACTTGAACTGGCGATAATTTTCCATCAATCTCTTTCATATATTGAGATGCAAAAAGTACATCTTCACAATTTAATATATATTTTTTTATTCCTTGTGCTGTTGTGATTTCTCGTATAATACCATCTTTGGGTGTATTAGTAACAGCATCATCGACAGCTGTACGAAAAATCAAATTAGCATTTTGTATTTTAAATTCATCATATAATTGTTTATTGTGTATATCAATACCTTGGTTAATCGCCTCCTTTCTCACAGTTGTTTTTGTCCATTTTTCAGGATTATCAGAATTATTTTTTTTCAAAAATGATGTATATCTTTCAAAAGCAGAATCCCAATCGCATTTTTCATAAATTGGATTAACACAGCAACCATTTCCCTTTGAAGATAATAATATTGACTCTTTAATTTTAGGTATTTTTTTATCAATATGCGACATCTTCATACCACTCAAATGTGACATTTTAACAGTGATGTTTGTAGGTGTATTCCAATTTGAGCTATTAAATAGTTGTAAAATGTTTGATAACTCAATATCATTGATATTCATTGACAGCCAAGAATTATTAGATAGTAAGTTATAAGCCAATTGTAATCTTTCATTTATCATTGATAACCATGAAGAATGAAAAAAACAATCCTTATACAAGAATCCATCATCTCCTGTATTATAGGGAGGATCGGTAATTATTGTATCTATGCTATTGTGGTATTTATGAAGCAATAAATTCATTGCCTGAAAATTTTCACTGCTTATTAATAACCCGTTTGTGTTATTATCAAGATTATCAATAGAAGCAATAAGTCTTTCTGTAAAATTACTTGTGAAGTGCTTGGTATCTACAACAAGATTTAAATTTTGACGCAAGAAATCAACCGTAGGTGGGTTTGTAAATCCTACAGTTGTCGAATTTTCGCTTATCTCATCGATGGAATACATATCAATCCATTCTTGAACTTGCGCTTCGTTTGAAAGTATTTCAGGATAGAATTTTTCATCAATTCGGTCAAGAGTAATGCACCAGTTTGTTTCAATGACAAACTTTTTTTTCAGCCAAAGCTTCTTCTGGAAGTTCTCAATCTGGGCGAGAAAGTCAATTATAATATTTCCCACACGTTTAATTGCTTTGATTTGACCAAGATATGTTTCTACTCGTTGCTCATTATCTGTATCAAGGTCATCAAGGTGCATAATTTCGCTCTTGATATAGAAATCAAGTTCACGAGTGAGGAAGTTTTTTAAATCCTTGTGGATAAAATAATCGAAAGTATTCTTTGCAACATAAGCATTAAGATGCTTTTTTAACAAACAATATTTCTTATCCTTTTTGTGTTCTTTGCTTTTGAGAAGAGTATCCCATGTAGGAATCTGCTCATTCACAAGCCATTCCTTTATGGATTCAAAATTATCCTCAGTCCATTTCTGAATAATAGTATCTGCTTTGCCAGTGTATTTATTTTGAATTTCATAGATAAATCGAATTGTGATTTCTTTTTTCTCAGAGTTATATTCCATAGTCTTTATGCCAGGAAAATTTTCCTCATCCTCTGTAAACAGCATAAACACACGAGTGTTGTCATCGCTTTCTTTGTTGTTGTTCTGCTCGGTTGTAGCGTCAACAATGCGGAAATGGATAAGGTAATCATCAGCTTTAAAGGTGTAATCTTTGAAGTTTTCACTTGTCTTTACATAATACTGATCCTGGTTTGCCCAATAAAGTTTAACCTCTTCTCCTTCATAGGGAATAGCATAAACACCTTCTTTATAACGGCGTTTTGAAATAAAGTCACCTTCATCATAGTAACGGCTAAAAAATGTATATAAAGCGGAATAAACATCTGATTCAAGAGCAATCATATTGTAATTGGGATCATTAAATGAACTGAGGGCATCCTTTACCTTATTTGGTAAATCATTTGAAAGAAATTCTTTGATTTTATCATTTCTAATGTTAAGTATACGATAAATTCCAAAATCAAGGTCTGATTTATCTAATTCAAATATCTTTTCTAAAAGGTCTTTAAAATTTTTGAATGCCTCGCTTTCTGTGACATTTGAAGATGGAGTGCTGTTAGTATCTTTAATCATTGCTATTCCTCGCTTTTACATTTCATTTTAATACTCGTCTGTAGAAGTTTTCGGAGTATTTCCCTTTTTACTTCTCGCCGCAATTTCAATAATTTCAGGTTCTGTATCGTCTTTAGACGAAACTATTTCTTCGCACCTTCCGATAATTCGTTGTTGCTCATTAGGCAAAAGTTTACGGAAAGAGTTGATTAATTCTTGTTCAATAGGGGAGAGACTGGTGTTTTCTGTGCCATAAGCAAGATAATCAAGTGAAACATTCAAAAACTCAGATGCTTTTACAACGTTTTGAAACTTAACATCTTTGCTCTTAGCCCAATCGCTTATAGATGCTGCCGAAACCCCTATATATTCTGCAAGTGAATTTTGTTGCTTATCTTGTTTTTTTAATTCAGATAGAATTTTTTCACCAATAGTCATAAATTTCACCTCTATAATTTGGTAGTATCTACAAAAATCAGAAAATAAGGAAAACCTTATTGACAATTAGGAAAAACTGATTTATAATATAACCATACCAAGAAATTACATAAAAGAAAAAATCTTAGTATTACATTATAACACACAACATGAGAAATGTCAAATTTAGAGTTCACTGCTTCAAAAGTTTCATAACAAAGAAAATCCCTATTGCATCAACATAAATGCAATAGGGAAGCGGTAAAAGAATTTGATAATTACTTGTGTATGAGGAAGGAGAACCACATGAAACTTATATATCCTTAATAATCTGTTTTACCAAACCGACAATAGAAAGTCGGAGAATATCAGAACCAACAAAATAGCGTGGAGGGTACATAGGATTGATACTGATAAGCTCAACAGAGTTCTTGTCATAGACAACCTTTTTTACAACGCCGTCTTCATTATCAATCAAAACTACTGCTATTTGTCCGCTGTCAACGCTGGATTGTTTTCTGACAACTATTATATCACCATCTTCAATTTTAGGATACATACTATCGCCAGTTACCTTAATGCAAAGAGTGTCAGCTGCATCAGCCGAGTTCTTAATGAATAAGGGGATATAATCAACAATATCAGAGCAAGCATAAGCTCCAAATCCTGCGGATACACTTTCATAAACAGGTATCATATATACCTTATCATTTGGAAGTGATTCTATGTTAGATGGGATAGAATTATCGGTATCCTCATTATCATTAAGCAGGTAATCAGTTGATACATTAAAGAATTGGGCTATCTCTGAGATGTGTTTCTTGTATGAAGATGATTTTCCAGCTTTCCAACCTGAGAATGTGCTTTTCTCTAGGTTGAGATAATCCATTAAATCTTTCTGCTTTAAATTGTTTTTATCCAAAAGAGAAATAATTTTATCTAAAGTTGACACAATTTCAGCTCCTTATTTGTGTATTGTTACAATGTTGGGATAAATTCAACTTTATATCTTGACAATAGGATATTTATCAACTATAATAGAAGCATAAGGTCGAAGTTAACATATATCCAACTAAATCAAGTATAACACATATATCTTGACTTGTCAATAGTTGGCATTATTTTTACTTAAAATCGAGGAAGGAGAAATTAAAAATGAGAATAACCGCTGGATTTCTGTAGAAGTCTATAAATAACAACAAAAAATCTTCCTCTTGGTGAAACCTGTCACGAATCAAAAAACCTACTAAAGAATTTGATCTGACCAAATATACTGGGTAGCTCGAAAGCGTGTCCTTCATCTCTTATCGAATAGGAAGTGAACGATAGTGTTCACAAACCTGTTCCATAACGCCGAAGCGTACTCTTGTATATGCGTTGACATGAACGCAGTACCAAGGAGACCAAGTTTTAGCCATTAAGCATCACCCCATAATTCAGTCTGTGACAGGCTTCACTAAGAGGAAGAAAAATAAAACCAGAAAGGAATTGAAAAATATGTTTGTACCCAAAACAAAAAGCATCGAATTTATACCCAGTGAACCCCGTGTGCGTATGATGAACATTGACACACAAGAAAAAGACTATAAGGACTATACAGAAATGTATGATTTGTGCATTGAATGTATAAACAAAAATGGTCTTACTATTGCCGAAGTGCAATACATTTTGGATAAGGTTATGAACTATATGATTTACGAGAAAAGATAAACTTATATCTTAAATAAATTTTCATATCCTTTAGAAGTGATTCCAATGATTTCCCAATCATTACTTCCTTTTTGACCTCTTGTAGATATATATTCTTTGCAGTATAAAATACAAAGGCAAAACTTAATTTCATCGGACGAATATTTTTTGAGGGATTCATCATTAAAAACTATGTCAAAGGTGATAGGAATAAAATCATATATACCATTACGAGAGGTGTCCTTAAAATGTAAGTTGTCCAATATACATTGAATCACATCAGCCATACATTCATTGCTGTATTTCATTTATGTGTCCTCCTTGATAAAAGGTTGTAAGTTTATAATATATGCCATCGGCAATAGTAAGCAATGTTATAGAAAGGAATGAGAAAAATGATTAGTCTTAACTTCAAAGTCCATATAGACGAGCCGTCAGTAACAAAACTGTTAAACAGCTTATCTCAGGAGCAGCGGGATAGACTCTCGGCAGATGATATTATGTGGAAGGTTGGTGAAACATATTCTCAGAATAATGAGACATATATGCCAATCTACGCAATAGGTATTAAACCTAAAAACCAATTTTCCGATGCGGAATATCAGCAGGTTTTGAAACAATCGCCATTAACACATTTATCTGACTTATATGCTGAACAATTTCGCACGGATTGTTTGCACTGTCCGATCCTTGAAATACAATCAGCCCCAACCCCAGATGGGACACCTTTGTTACATAAAGGGTAATTGAATTGTTGAATTGAATTATTTGTAAAGCAACATCTTGTACCTCAGATAGTGTAGATTGAAAATCAACAATTCTTTGACCAATAACTTTAGCCATATATTCAGCGTTATTTGTCTGAGCGATTTCATTTTTTAGTTGGTTGTTTTGATAATTTTCGCTCATTTGACGTAATATATGTGGGTCAATATTGCTAGATAAATTTGTTTCAAACATAAAAACACCTCGATTATAATATTAACTACAGAAAGGTATGATACCAATGTAATATATAAATAAATAATATCTGAATCGCACTAAATCGACTTGATTTATTATCTGCATTGCAGTATAATAGATGTAGTAGGTAATCTGATACATAATCAAATTTCAACTCACACGCCCCACATGGGGTGCGACAATCAAAACCTTTATACAAATCCCCTCCTCTGTAGGTAGTCAAACTGCTGTAAGTAATACGTAGAAAAGGGGTGTATGAGTCTTCCAATTACTTTTGATTGTATCAGATTATCTACGAAAAATCAAGAAAATAGTGCGGTTTGATAGAAAAAATTGTCAGACCGCACTATTTTTATTGTATATTTTGTTAATTGTGTCGGAAATAGGAGGCAATTAAAATGTTAAAAAATTATACGTCTACAACTAAAGCAAAAATGATTTCTGTAATAGAAGTAAAAAGTGTAATTGGAACAGGTACACAGGAAGATAGATGTCGAGAAGTCACAGACTATTTTTTACCTGAAGGTCAATTAATTGCTCATATTGATCCTTGTGATGAAGATACTATACCTTTGGGATGGAACGGATATTGTGGAAGAGATGCTTGTGATTAAAAATTTACTTCTTGTAAATAGAACGGGCTTTTTCTAAATTAAGTTCCATATCAATGTAATTGACGCAAGTGTCAATAAAAAGTCTAAGATCGTTAATGTCACAATCTGGGTGCTTTTTTACATAATGAGTCTCATCGTTGCCTAACCAAGCAGATTTTTCAGCTAAGACTTTAATTTTGGGATTATCAATATATGTATTTATACATTGAGCCAATGATTGATTTTTAATTGAATCTTCTTTGGTTTGATTAAAATGTATTGCATAATCTTTTATCAGAAATTCAAGCGCTTTACGATATCCCATTCCAGCAATTTGGTTTAGCGAATAGATTTCTGCTCGATGCGCTTGATTGTAGATTTCAACAAAATTTGGAGAAACCTTAGTCAGTGAAGGAGTAAAAGAGATATCATCGGGTATTGTCGGTTCAGATACAATAAGTTTGGAAGGATAATAGACTGTATAACAACCTTCATATTTGGATACAACGTTATATGTTGTAATAAAGCACGATTGACAACGAGTGCAAAAATTAAAAACAGTAGCAAGTTTGACTTTTTGGCAATTATAATAAATAACCGGCGTAATTTCTTCTGCTGCAATCCCACAGTGGCAACGTGGACATTCAGTGACTTGTTCAAATTTGAAATAAACAGTTCCTATATCATCACATAAGTTAAAACATTCTTTTTTGACAAACATAACCATTCAATCCTTTCTTGTATCTCTCGGCACAAGCTTAATCTCCAGGTCGCAGTCCAAAGCATCAGCAATGAGAAGCATTTTATCAAGAGAAATGTTATCACGATTAAGAAGCTGACTTACATTAGCTTTGGTCATATTGGAATTTTCCACAATGTGGTTTTGTTTTAATCCATTGTCCAATAAATAACGTTTAACTGTGTAACCGAAGACATTCATACATTTCACCTCGTCAAAATATATAAAAGGATTAAAGGAAATTTGTATATTATCTAGTTGCCAAATATCTTGACAAGTTTAGATATTTGTTATATACTAATACCAAGGTCAACCAATAAAGTAAAATAAAACCTTAGTTTTATATCATAACATATGTTCTTGAATTTGTCAAGAGCGGTCAAAAACATATGTTATGATATAAGCAAAAATTCAAAGGAGGAAGTACATATGGCAAAGAAAAAAATTGACCCAAATGTTATTGAAATAGACGGTGTGTCTTATACTTTATCTGAGCGGTCAAGGGATAAATCAGAAGTTATTTCGATACCATATTCCATTGAAACATACGTAGAAAAGATATTGTCGGGGAAAATTAGTCGAGATGTTCTTATTCAAAGAACCAATGATCAGTGGACTAACAAACAAAGGTCTACTCTCATTGAAACAATTTTACATAATCGTCCGATAGGAATGTTTGCTGTTGCATCTGGACGCTCCGAAAGTAAAAGTTATACTGTGTTATCACTTTTGGAAGGATTACAAAGAAGTACAGCAATCGTTGATTACAAACAAGATAAATTTGCTCTTAATAAAAAAGCAAAACCTATATCTTGTATTTTTACAAATGGAGATGGTAAAACAGTGGAAAAGAATTTTGAAATAGCTGGAAAAAAATATTCTCAGCTTCCGATTGTAATTCAAATGTTTTTTAATGACTATAGGCTTGAAGTTCATAGATATTGTAATTTTTCAGATGATGAACTTGATGAAATAGTATTTTGTCTTAATAATGGCAAATCTCCTACAGTTTATCAGAAACTTAGATTTGCCCTTGGCTCAACCATAATGAGACATTTACAGCCTATGTGCGATAGTACATTGTGGGATAGCGTTAAAGGATGTACTGCTAAGAAAGATAGTATTCTTGGCTGCATAGTCAGAACGTTGATGATGATGACTTTTTATAATTATAAAATTCTTAATTCTACTTCAATGATGAAATTTGCAGATGATGATTTTGATGATTATGTAGACGATTCTGTCCTTGCAAATCTTGCAACTCTTATAGAAGAATTTTCTGAAGTTAAAGCAGCTCTTTCAGATAAAGACATATCAAAATTTGATTCAATGACTGTTCCTCATTATATAATGAGTCTTGATGCTTTTAAGAAAAAGGGCAAAACAGTGAAAGAATATATAACTTTCCTTAATAAATTTTGGAACAGTGAAAACTTTAAATTGTTTGTTTTAAGCTGTAAGCCAAGTGATAAACCAGCTAAGGAGGGTGGAAATTCACTCTATTCTGCTGAAATGGTAGGAGACAGACAGTATGTTATTGATGATTATATTGACGAATATCTTGATGAATGTAAAGAAAATAATATAACTATGAATGAAGGTGAAATAAATGGCAAGGAAAGCAACTCAGACGAAGGCAGAGAAGCAGGCAATGTTGACTGCGGAAATAATGGAAACGAAACAGACTTTATCTCAGACGTGCTTGACACTGAAATTGTGTCAGACGATAGTAGAACTTGCGATCCGTCAAGTGGAATTAAACCCGAAATCAATGAAAGCGGAAACGTCTTACAGGGAAGTGAGCAAGGCTCTCGGTCAGCCTGATAGAACTGCAAAGAATTGTAAGTGTGTTTTGTCTTGTTATGACAAACTTATCAAGAGTGAGATAAATGATAAGTGTGTCAATAAGGTTTTGGCAGAAAACTCCACATCTCAGGCACTTAGAGTTATCTCTGCATTAAACTACTGTGGCGATGAGGATAAAATGTTATATCTTAATGATAACATAACATCAACAGGACTTTACAAGCGTAAAGGAAATATTGTTATCGTAGGCAATAAAGCAACAGATACTATGTTGGATAGAGCTAAACGAATGAAAGATGACTCAGAGGAACCACTTACGTTTGCAATGATAACAAGCATGTTTAAAACCGAAACCAATAATTATCTTGAGTCATTAAATGATTATATCGGAATGGTAGATAGAGTGCCTGATAGCCAATATACTAAAGACGAAGCCATTGCTGATATTACGCTCACTTTGAGCAAAGTAATAAATGCAGTAACGTCCTTTAAGGAAGCCATCATAGATAAATCTAATATAATAATGGAGGAATAAAATTATGGAAATCAATGTACAGCCCAGTTGGACAACAAGGATAATAAATTCATCTCAGCTTAAAAGTAAACAGCCCTATCAGCGTAAAATTAATATGAAATTTATTACTGAATGCGTTAAGGAGTTTAATCCTAATAAAATTGATCCTGTCCACGTTTCTTATCGTGACGGAAAGTATTATGTTATTGACGGACAGCATACAGTAATTATTCTTGAAACCGTCAATGAAAATAAGCCAGTTGATATACAGTGTATCGTACATAAGGGAATGACTTATACCGATGAAGCGGATTATTATGTTAACCAGTACGAAAAGAAACATCGGCATACATTTAATGAGATGACGCTTGCATCTTATGAAGCAGGCAGAAAGCTTCCATGTGAACTTGCATTAGAAGTCTCCCGTGTTGGCGGAAGATTGCCTTATGATAAAAACACGACTACCGGAATGAGAATTAACGCTGTTAAAAAAGTAGAAATGCTTTTCAAAAAGGATGCCAGCGATACAATTCTTGCTATAAAGTGCCTTGTCGAAGCTTATAACGGCAGAGAATCCAGTTTGCAGGGCGATATTATCGCTGGAACAACAGAGTTTCTTAAACTCTATGGAAATAATATCGTTACCTCAAGACTTGTCAATGCTCTTGCAAAATACACTCCTCAGACACTCACAAACACGGCAAAGAATCTTAAAATGTCTTATCCTATCAACTGGACGGAAACTCTTAGGGATAAGTATAATGAGATGTCTAAAAGAGGTAAAATAAAGCCGATATACAGCGTTTGATTACATACTTTGATACGAAAGGAAAATCACTATGAACGCAGCGATAGCCTATAACAACGGAACAGCCAATATTATTGATATATCATCTCGAAAAAATAGGCGTAAAGTAGCACATAGACAAGTTGTTGTTACCGATGTAGAAGCACCCACCAAACATTCTGCGGACGCATTTATGTACGAGAACGATATCAACGCTGTTATCCGTCAGTGTTTTGAAGAAAAAGCATACCATAAAGCAGCAATGTTTGTTTTCGGAATAAATACAGGCTATCGTTGTGGCGACATTCTTTCATTCAGAGTGAAAGATGTGACAGATGAGAAAGGAAACATTCTTGATATTAAGTATATCGCTGAACAGAAGACAGATAAAGCAAGACCTGTGTATTTTAATAAAGCAGTAAAGACTGTTCTCAAGTACCTTATTGATCGTAAGGGATTAACTTCTGAAAATTATCTTTTTAGAGGTGATGGAAACCGTAGAACATATTTCGATGAATTTATATATGATGAATACGGAGAAATCGCAGATGTAATCACAACAGGGGAGAGGTACGATGAAAAAGGAAGTGAGAGGGAAATTGCCCCTATGACTGTATCATCAATCGGCAGATGGCTTAAAGCAATAACTCAAAAGCTTGGCATCATGGGGCATTATTCGTCTCATGCTATGCGGAAAACTTTTTGCGAGTTTATATCACGAGGCTGGGAGGACGATAGAAATGCAGCAGTTGCTTCTATAGCCGTAGCTCACGCCGACCTTAATACAACATTAAAATATTATATGACAGTAAACCCTTTGAAGCTTCGTCAGAAATGGCTTGACCTCAACCTTGGATTGGAAGAATTTGAAAGATTATCTGGATATAAGATTTGAAAGGAATGATTTAAATGACCATTAAAGAATTTAGAGCATTATCTCGAAAAAGAAAAAATTATGAACTCATACCTGTGAGCCAGATCAGAATGATATCTGATATTCATACCAAGAATGATTCTTCAACAATCTTTGGATTGCAGAAATCAGTTAAAAATCTCCTTGTTATCGTCCATAAGAATGATAACGGTACATATAACCTTATAACCGGATGGAAGGATTATACCATAGCCGTGAGAGACGGTATAAAAGAAGTCAAGGCTGTTTTGGTGGAAGAAACAAACCGAGAAGAATTTCTTCATAGGCTCTCAGCTACAGCAGATTGGTTGAGTGTTGATGAAATATCAGTCCCTAAAATCTTTGAAGTTAGTCCACCTAAAAAAGAAAAAATTGACAAGTGTATTGAGCAGATAAAGACAGCTGTTGAGAAATATACATTGTCGGATTATCTCGATGGGAAACCAATTAAGGTAAATAAAGATAATGTTCTGCAAGATGGATATACGAGATATATAGCTCTTAAAACTATCGGATATAAAGGCAAATTTCCAGTAATAAGAAAGGATCGATAATGGTGTTACAGATAGGAAAATACAAGGTCAGTGACGACCTCAAGACAAAGCAGAAGGAAAATCCTATGCTTGCAAAAGATGTAGCAATGGCTCTTTATGCCCATATCACAGGAATGTGGTCTGAAAACGCAGCTGAACATTACGATGAAGTAAAAAACGGCGAGAGAGTAACAGCTATATTTCCCACCGTTTGCGGAAATATCGTTATTGACACTCTCGCAGATCGTACACAGACAACAATATCATTGGCTTAAAGCCTGATTGGAGGAATTTGAAATGAATATATATGATGAGATGCTCAACAAATATGCCCAGTTTATTGGTTATAATGGTAAAGTAAAGGCAGACGAAAAGTATCTTCGAGACGAAGTGGAAAAGCTATCAAGTATTATGATAGCTGAGAATACACTCTCTGAAATTAAATCAAGAAATACAGAAAAATACGGAAGAACTATCTTCCTTGGCTATAATGAAAGTTGTGCTTATAAGACCGAGGGATTAACTCGAAGGGAAACAGATTGGGATTCAATGATAATAGAACAGTTTTATAAGTATAAGGAAGATAAGCCTTGCATTTGTTTTGAAATTGATGTCAGGGGTAATACATACAGAGAAATAACTATTGATGAAGTAGGGGATATTCTGTGCTTGAAGTAATGGAGGTCTAAAATGAAAATATACAATCTTCCTTATGATTTTACTAAACGTACTTTAATGTCAAATGAACTTTTAATAATGACTATGGAAAATGGCGGTTATCATCAAAACCCATGTAAATATTGGGTGGAACAATATGTCCGTGATTTTGATAAGATAAAATTGAAGCCCTTCATTGTATATCATCGTGGCGGTAAATATTATATAGTTGATGATGTGGAAATGAAAGCAGCACTCGATAAGATTTATGATGAAAATCCATATCCTGTCGAATGTTATGTTTGCAATGTTGACTCATATGGAGATGAAGTGGAGTTATTTATTGCATTAAAGGAGTATGAACACAATCTTGCGACAAATAAAGCTAAAAATATGTTGAGAGGAATGCAGAATGGATATCAGAAAGTTTCTCGCAATGCTAACGGATAATGGTTTTACATTTTTCAGAAACGGTAACGGAAGCCATCAAATATGGATAAATGCCAATGGGAATGTTTTCTCGTTCCCTTATGGCAAGTCCGTATATAAGGGAATAGTGTGGCAATTTAAGCGAAAGTTTTGTAAATGATATGAAAGGATCGATAAAAATGAATACAGAAGACATAAAAAATCAGTTGTCCCAATGTTTTAAAAACGGAAAAATCGAATTTCTCACATTTATAGATGGTAGTAAAGTCAAACGCATATACACAAATATAAAAGATATTGATACCGACACCAGCGAAGAAACTCATCTCAATATCACACCTCACAAAGAGAAGGTGGAATTTGAATTGATGAAAGGTAATAATATAGTATATATTATAGAAGATACATATGATAATATCCTTGGAATAGCCTTTACACAGTGGTTCAAGCCAATTTTAAGAAATATTGTCAAAGATAAATACGAACTGGAAGGGGAGATAAGATCCGATGAATTAACAGGAACAGATTATTGTCAAGTCAGAGAAGACGGAATATTGCTTTTTAACAATCTCTCTGAAATGATAGAATTTGCAATTTAGACACAAAATATAGTATAAATAAAAATATGTAAATGATAAAATATAGATAATAAAACGAGGAACAACGGAATTACTGCTAATCTGAATGAAAGGAGAAAATAAAAAATGATTGCTAATAGCTCAACTAATTTTAGACATTATGATAATAAGTATCATTCAACTGTGATGGAATATCACCGTTGCGATATTGTCTGGGTCGATTTTGGAGATACGGTCGGCTCAGAACAAGGTGATATCCGTCCAGCCGTAATAATACAAAATGAAGTAGGAAATAAACACTCACCATGCCTTATAGTGGCTATCATGACCAGTAAGGAGAAAAAGCCAATGGTAACGCACGTAAGTATAAATCCATCTGTAGAGACCGGATTAACAAAGCCTACTACTGTAATGACAGAACAGATAAGAACTATTGATAAGAGCCGAGTTCTGAGCTGGGCAGGAAAGCTTGGTGAAAGAATGATGACTTGTATTGATAGAGCCATCGCTGCAAGCTTTGGTCTGGAAAATAATTCTGCGTATTCTGTATAATTTATCTTGACAAATCAGAAAGAAGATGATAAAATTGATTTAGTGAATATAGAAAGGACGATTATATGGTACCATACTTTGAAGAATATTGTCAGCATATTATTGAAAAGAATCCCAGTTTTGGTAATTACGCACTGAGGATATCGTGTTTAAACAAAGTAGAGAAAAATATATTTGATATGTCAGCCGAGGAAATTGCTGATGCTGTAGAAGCTGATAAAAAGAAAATTACTACTTTAAATGCTTTATACGGCGTTTTGTGTGACTATTACAGATGGGTAAATAAGACTTATGATTTATCCATAAAGGATAGTTTTTACGAAATCAATAGACTTAAAAGTATAGTATCCGATATAAAAACCGAAAGCGGTAAAGATGAATACTTTACTACTTTTTCAGAATTGAAACAGGCTTTAACTCAGGCAGAAGAGGATTATCTTATTCTGCAAGAATCTGAATTATCCGAAAAAATGTATGAAAGTTTAGTTGTGCGACAAAAGAAATTCAATGTATTTAATGTATTTCTTTGGGAGCAACTTACAACAGATGATATGATTTCTATTACATTGTCTGATGCAAGGAATATAATCAGTACCAAACAGCTGACCGTCAACGGAAAGTCTATTGAACTTTCAGATGAGGAAATTCAGTTTATTGATGACCTGTATTCGGAAATATTAGAATTGCAAGCACAGGATGAGCAAAATAGCGTAAAAAGACAGTATAAAAGAAAAACAAAGAATTGGACATATGATAATTTATTTAATTCCGAAAAGAAATCAAGTTTCGTAAATTTAAAGTGGAACGCAATGGGGGCATTTATACAGGATGTGCGACTGGAAGCTCCCAATGTTAAAAAAGCAGGTATGTTCAATAAAATGTATCAGTATGAAAGAAAAAATGATTATGTCTTTTCTGGAGACATGAATAGTGCAGAAACATATGCTCGGATATTCAATACTTCAGTGACTAAAGCATATCGTATGGTAAGCGAATACAATAAGTTCAGACAGAGTATTGAGAATGCAGAAAATTAAGAGAAATATGGAAGTGAAAATCACTTCCAATACATAAAACAAAGTAAATAATAAAATATTTGCAAAAGCACTTGACAAGTGCAGAATTATCGAGTATAATATATATGTAATCAAATAAAAGTAAATAATAAAATTAGGCTTTAAAATAAATATATTTGGGATTAGTATAATGAGAAGTACATCAGTCTTTGACGCTGATAGTTTCGGGGCAGAGCCGAAATCCCAAACCACAGGCTTCTAAATTTATAACCTCCATAAACGGTGGGTGTTGCACCCACCAATCAGACCCTATAGTGTAAAGAACACAGCGAGAGCTAATGACAGAGCGGTACTGTCAAGGGTACAATTAAATGAGGTGATAAATATAGGAAAATTTCAAGATTTAACAGGTCAACGATTCGGAAAACTTAAAGTAATCGAAAGAGCCGAAAATAAAAATGGAAAGGTGATGTGGTTATGTAAATGTGATTGTGGAAATTATCATACTACAATAACTAATCGTCTAAAAGCAGGTTTATGTATTTCTTGCGGGTGTTTAAATCCTTTTAAAAACCCATTAGTTAATCCTGCTAAACGCAAGTTTAATACATATGATTTATCTGGCAAATATGGTGTTGGTTATACTTCTAAAGGTGAAGAATTTTATTTTGACTTAGAAGATTATGATAAGATTAAAGAATATTGTTGGTATATAAACGGTGATGGGTATGTTGTTACTCATACACATAATTCAAACAAAATGATGTATATGCATAGATTTATATTGAAAGATTTTAATAAAGATAATTTAATTGTAGATCATATTTTTCATAAAAAAGAAGATAACAGAAAATCACAATTGAGATTAGTAAGCTATCAACAAAACGCAAGCAACTCTACGCCAAGAAAAGATAATACCTCTGGGTATAAAGGCGTTTATTGGCATTCTCCTTCGAGCAAATGGGAAGTTTTGATTCAGTATAAAAACAAATTAGTAAATTTAGGCTTATATACTGATATATCGGATGCAATTAGAGTAAGGAAAGAAGCTGAAATAAAATATTTTGGAGACTACAGATATCAAGAAAATAGTGATTCAATTTAGGTAATACATAATCATAGGTAAATAATAAAATGCAAATGGTTTTCTGACTCCCATATAAAAAGTCAGATGATATGTCTGTGTATTTCAATTGGTAGAAAACTGAACTTTTAATTCAGAAGTTGGAGATTCGAGTTCTCTCACAGACACCAAATCCGAAATTGGAGAAAACAGCAACATTAGGGTTGTTTGTAGAACAAGAGTAGGCGAGTAGTTCACGAGACGAATAGCAACTTTGTGGTTTTAGCGGATGAGGATAAACTTTAGAATGAACCACCCAAAAGCCTGTGAGGATAATCAGGCACTCATCTACTCTTATGGTGGAATTGCAAGACACGCTTGACTCAAAATCAAGTACCGAAAGGTGTAACGGTTGGAATCCGTTTGGGAGTACCAAAACAGATAAGACGATACTATGCAATATTGTGTCAATACCCATATAAATATTGATCTCGTTAAGCTTACCCTCATACAATACGCTCACTCTTTCATTTTTGCGTGAATTGCAAAGTGTTCTTCTTTCAATAGCATGTTGTCTTATCTGTTATTTTTGCGGAACGCCTGATGCTAAAGTTGAGAGTCACACCCTCACGGGTGTGTGAGTTGAAATTCTTATAAGGATACGGAAGCCACAAGTATAGATTGGTTATTGAGAGGTGACGAATAATGAACGTTGTAATAGTAAAACACGAAAACTGTGGAGCAAAATATGTATTCCTTGTTCCTGATGACAAAATTCTCAGAGCTGGAGACTTAGTCAAGGTAAATACAAAGCGTGGCGAAACACTTGCGACCTGTCTTTGTGATAGCTTTGTAGTAGATGCAACAGATAAGGAAAAGATGAAAAGTATTTTCAATGCTTTTGGCGTAGATGAACCTACTGCTTATGTTGTTGGCAAATTTACATATGACGAATGGGAAAAGATATAATAAAATTCTGATTTTGTGTAGGTGATAATATGGGACAACATAAACATAATTTAACAGCTATTAAAGCCAAGAACGGCGAAATTAAACCTAAAGAAAAAGGTATGTGTAAAGCTGAATCTCGGAGAAGAGTACAAGATGCTTGTCGTTCATATATTAAAGAAACTTTACAAATATATACACCAGCTTATTATAATGTTTGTGATGATGAGTTTTGGAGATTATTTGGAGGATAAAGATAATGGAACTTAATTCTCACGGTGTAGACAAAGTTATTAAAACACATATTCTTTCAGATGAGGAGTAGTAATTATGGGAAATCTTAATATGGATTCGGTTATAAAGCGCTATAATAAATTGATGCAAAGTTTGGAACGCGACGATTTGATCGTCGGAACAAAACAGTTTGAGAAACCAGACAGATGGAATATTCGTGACTTGGTATGCGAATGTGACTGGTTGCTTTCTACATATTATATGAATAATCATAAAAATGGAGAAATGCGCTTTTCATATTTTAAGGACGTACGGCAATGTTGGCAGTCTGAAACTGAGAAATTAAAGCGTTTTATAACGGCATACTTGCCGTTTTGTGATGGGATAAAATGTGCGGAATATCATTGTAGCCGATATGATACGAAAGAATCTTATTGTAGCAAATGTGACCACTTTCGTATTTGTTCAAGGATTAATTGGCAATGTGGTAGATCAAATTAAATGCATGGAATGCAAGAAATTTATTCTTAAATTATGATCTATGTAAACAGTTTATCATAATGGTTATAATATAGCTTTAATAGAATGCTGTAATGTTTTTTTATAAACTTCAGCAAATTTATAATCCTGAAAACATTTCATTTTAAATGGAGGTAAAATAATAATGACACCAGAAGAAAGAATCACAGAGCTTGAAAATAATTGTAAGGCAATGACGGCAGAGATTGAAAAACTCAAAGCTGAACTTGCTGAGAAAGACAAGCATGAAATAGTGTGGATACCCGAATTTAGCGATTCATATATGTATATCAATTCGTCAGGAGGCGTCTTTTCTCGTGATAATAACGCATCGGATAATGATAATCGCCGAATAGATTTTAATAACGTTTATCGTCCAAACGATAAGACACAAGAGCATCTTAAATGGTATAGCGAAAACGTTCTCCGTGTGCAAAACAAGTTGATGCAACTACATGAGTTACTTTGCTCAAATTATTTTCCCAATTGGGAAAATAATAATGAAATCAAATTTTATCTATATTACAATTATGGCACAGACATATGGTATTATGATTATCGATATACTGAGCGTAATAATGTGGTTTATTTCACTAAAGAAGCAGCAGAAAAGGCTTGCGAGATTCTCAACAGAGAGAAGTTTATAATGGAAAGTATATAATACAATAAATGAAATGTTTTGTGGTGGGAGGTGAAAATGTGTCTGATAGAAAAGAGGTAACAAAACTTTTATCTAAAGTATTAGAGCATTACATAAATCCTAAGAATGACCCTCGTATTTATTGGTCTAAAGAAGTTACATTTGACTACGGAACACTTAATCAAATCAGAGTGGATTATATGCGATTTGTCCCCGTAAATAATACCATTTCGGGAATAGAAAAAGGTGATTTCTATTGTTATGAAATAAAATCATCTGTTGAAGATTTTCATTCTAAGAATGGGCATAACTTCATCGGCGATTATAATTACTATGTTATGCTCAATTCGGTTTATGAAAAAGTTAAAGATGAAATTCCTTATAAAATTGGTGTTATGACACTCGATGATAATAATATAATAAAAATTATCAAAAAGGCTAAACGCTGTGATAGAGAACGTCCTGTTTCAGAAATGTTACTTATGATGTTTAGGTCAGCAAATAGAGATAAATATAGATATAAAAAACAAAGCAATGAAAAAGTCAATAATCTTACAAAATGTTATGATACTTATAATATAAAGATTCAAGAAGGGGACATACTATATGGAATGAGCAATTCTTCATATTGTGATATAAAAGGTGTTGTGACATATGAGAGCAGTGAGAAATGTTTTGTATTGCTTAATCGTGATGAATTATATTATCTTAATCCTAAAATGTGTAGACATTTTGAAATAATGGGAAATAAAACAAACAGTCCTGATATGATTGGTGATTTATTTGAACCATTAGATTATTAAATATTATTAATCAGCTCTAAGCTGTTTATATAGATTTCATCTTAATTCCGTCCGAAAGGGCGTTTAAATAGATATTTTTATTTTGTAAAAGGAGTGGTTAAAATATCAAAAGACACAAAGGAAGATATTAAAAGTTTTATAAAAATTTTTATGTTTCTTATTGTTATTCCAATTGCTATAGGCGTCATAGGTGGAACGATTGAAGCAAACCAATCAATCGAAGCTTATAATAACGGCATTTGTTCTGAATGTGGCGGTCATTATAAATTTGTAAGTTCTTCTCACATTAGGAATAGTAGTGATGAATATTATTACTCTTGCGAAGATTGTGGCTATACAATAATGACACACATATTTTACCGAGGAGGGAATTGAGTTATGAGTTATAGGGCGAGAGACAGAACATTACTAAACCAAGATTTTATTGGATTTTAAATTTTATAGATAATTATGAGTAAATGTTAAAATAAGTGATAAAATAATTAAATTATACATATTGAAAGGATTTTGAATTTATGAGTATGAAGAAGTTTGAAAACACAATTACAATGGCTGGTATTCTTGTTAAGCACACACTTGAAGAAGCTACATACGGAACTAACAATGATATTGAGTGTATTCGTGGTGAAGTAATTATCAGAACAGCAGATGAAGGCGAACACCCGGTTAGATTCTTTGCTAATAAGTATAAGAAAGATGCGAATGGTAACTTTACATCGGAAGAAAATAAGATTTATAAGTCGCTCAGTACAGTTATGAACGAGTACAGAACTCTGGAAGAATATCCTGATGACCCTGATTATGTCGAGATTACATCTGCTTCATTTGGTGTAATGGACTATGTGTCTAAGAATACAAATGAACTTGTAACGATCAATACTATTTCTTCTAACTTCATTAACAGAATTACTAAAGAAAAGTACGAAGCATCTTCTCCTACAGCGACATTTGAGGTTGCCGGTGTAATAGCAAGTATTAAGGATGAAATTATCAAGGAAACTCCTACTGGAAATCTGATTGTTATTATGAATGTAATCAATCAGATTAAGAAGGGTAACGGTAAGGATGCTACATTTGACGTTAAGGATATGTTTCCTCTTAGACTGACTATTCCTGCCGATCTTGCCGACACTTTTAGAAGTATGTATTCAGAGGGTGTGTTCACTAAGGTTTGTGGAGATGTAATCAATAGAACAGAAACCACAACAAAGACCGAAAAGGCAGCTTTCGGCAAGGATATTGTAAAGACATTCACAAATACAGTGAGAAAGAATGAAGTAACGAGCGGTATAGAACCTGTAGATATTTATTCCGTTGGTCTTACCGATGAAATTTGTTCTCAGCTCATTTCAAGAAGAAATGCAACTATTGCAGAAGTAAAGAACGGTAAGAAGAATAGTTCATCGTCAAACACAACAACTGAAAACACAGTGTCAGCTTCTACATCTAATCCTTTTGCTTCAAAGAACCCTTTTGCTAAGTAATGCTAAGTAATTGTATATAAATGACTGTCTATTTGAATTTGTAATTGTGATATTGAAAGGAAATAATAATATATGATTAATTTGATGACCCTTGAAGATAATAAGATTAGCACTGATTTCAGTGGTTATCCCGTTGTATTTGTAGGAGCTACAGGCGATGGTAAGACAGATTCTATGAATCGTTATCTTCGATCTGTTGCTCCAGAAGGTAAAGTTCCTTTATTTATCGAATTTGAAGATAGATATGCAACGATTAAGAATATTAGAGCACAAAGAGTGTATTCAATGACAGATATTCTCACTATCGTGTCACAGCTTAAAAACCCAAAGATACGAGAACGTTTTTCGGGTGTGGTATTTGATACAGCTGATAAGTTTAATAATATGGTAAATAAATTTGTGGCTGAAAATAAGGAAGTTACCATCGTTGATGACATAGGCTATGGCAGAGGTAAGAAATATGTTATTTCAGCAGCGAGTGTGATTGATGAAATAAGAAATCTTGGACTTCCTGTTCATTTTTGCGTACAGTCTTATAAAACAACTGATTTTAATTCAGGCGCAATCGAAAATAGATGTAAACTTGATGAACCTATTAAAAATCAAATTTTCCATGATGCCTTTCTTGTTGGAATGGTTTCTATGGATCCCAGAGCAAAAGGAAATGTAAATGCAGATAGGCTTATTACTTTTAAGAAAACACCAGAAAACATTGAACTTAAAGATGCTTGGGGACTGCCTGACAAGATGCATGTGTCTGAAATTAAGGGTAATCTTGAAAAGCTGTTTAACGCCAAGTATGATAAGACTGAACTTGTAGATGCTCCTGCACTGGAAGAAATCAAGGACGAGGTTTCTTTTGATGAAGTAAAGTCAAGAGGTATGGAACTTGGTTCAATTCTTGCCGAAAACGGTTATCTCAACGAAGCAATGAATGTACTCAAGACTACAATAGGTCAGAATGAGGACGGTTCTGCTAAGATGTTTGATGATATTCTTCCTACTCAGATCGACCTTGCACAAGTAGTAGTTATGAAGCTTGAAGAACTCAAGTCATCTAAGGGTATCTGATAATACAATTAAACAGCTAACAAAAGGGCGGTGGGTGGATAGCCTGCCGTCTGTTTTGTCTATTCAGGAAGTGATTATATAAGCAGACCTGCATACTGCAAATGTTGCAATAAAGAAATCCGAGGAGACGAAATATTCAAACACAATAACAAGTCATATTGCAAGCAATGTTATGAAATAATACACTCTGAAAGTGAAGATTATAAAATGCTTATATCTATGATTTGTGAGTATTTTGAATGTGATGAACCCACCGGAATGATAATTACACAGATAAAAAATTACAAAAAAGACTATGATTTAAGTTACGCTGCTATTGGATATACACTTTGGTATGTCAAAAACATTATCGGAGATAAATTCAATATAAAATACGGGATCTTTCAAGTCAAAAATGAATACAAAAACGCTGAAAAATATTTTAAAGAACAGCCGTTGAACAGTGAAAAGGCTTATAATTTCGAAGAAAAAGAACGGATAGTAAAATTAAAGCCTAAATCAAAGAAAAATAATTATCTTATAGATTTAGATAAATTTATAGAAGGGGGATGACTACTGAGTTGGACGTTAAAGGTCTTGTTGATAAAAGAAATATATTCCTGCTTTTAGGTTGTTATTGCAATAATCCCAAAATGATATTTGATGAAAAGTATGAAACAAACGCTTATGATTATTCAGAAACGTTTCATAAAACAATTTGGGGAGCTATTGTTAATATTGCTAAAAAGGGAAATATACAAAAAATTTCACCTGTTGAAATAGAAAATGAAATTGCTCAGTTCCCAAGTGCGACTACTGTTTGGAAGAATAATGACGGTTGGAATTACATAGATAAGGCTATTACAGAATCCGCAGATAAGCTTTTAAACGCTGGATTTTACAGAGATACAGTGCGTAAATATTCAATTATCAGAAATGCGGTTGAATCTTTGAAGTTGGACATATCATTTTTGTATGATGAAGAGGACGAGGTTAAGCTTGATAGATTCAATAGTATGACAAGTACAGATGTGCTTAATGAAATATGCTGTAAATTCAGTGATTTTAAAAACCTTTGGAAAAGTGCTTTTGGAGATAATTATTCTTTTCACGCAGGCGATGATATTAAAAATCGAATATCTGAATATAAAAATCAGACAAATACATATGGTTATCCCTTTCAAAGTGGTTATCTCACCACAGTATATCGTGGAATGAGAAGCAAAAAGATGATTATTCGCAGTTCTATCTCAGGTGGTGGTAAATCTCGTTCAAGTATGGCTGATGCTGTAAATATAGCTTGTGATAAGATTTATGACTGGCAAAAGAAAGAGTGGATAGCAACAGGTGAAAAAAGACCGGTGTTATTTATATCAACAGAGCTAACAAAGGAAGAAATTCAAGACTGTTTGCTTGCACATATCAGCGGAATTGAACAGGACAGACTTGAAGAATGGAAAGATATAACTCCTGAAGAAGAAAAAGTTCTCGATAAATCTGCTGAAATTGTAGAAGAATCACTGCTGTATGGAGAATATCAACCCGACTTTACCATTGATACTATCTGCGAAACCATAGAACAATACATAATAAATCAGAAAATAGAATATGTTTTCTTTGATTATATCAATGACAGTCCTTCTCTTTATGCTTATTACTTTGAAAAAACCAA